GATCGCCTTCTGGTTCTTCTGCTTGCCCGCCAGAATCCCCTGAAGCGCGCCCATTCCCTTCAGGACGCCGTGCGACTCCTCCTCGTCGGTGCTCTCGGTCATCGCCATCATCAGGTGCTTGATCGCGGCCCGGATGTGGTCGGTGGTGGACATGCCGTTGAGCAGGTCGGTGCCGCCCTGATCGCCGCCGTCTCCTGGGGCAGGGCCAGCAAGAGCAGCAGGATCGCCGCCGCCGCCGAGATCAGGCGCGCCGCCACCGGCTCCGAGCGCCTGCATCAGCGCCATCATCGAGGCTGGATCCCCAGAGGCAGGAGGGCCAGCCGCCCCAGGGGGAGCGCCGCCGAGTCCTGCGGCGTCGGGGGGTAGTGCGTAGCTGGACATGGCTCTCCTTCCTCAACTCCACTCGTAATCCGGGACGTACTGGCGCTTCTCGCGCTTCCGAGATCGTCGCATATCGAGCGGATGCTCTCCGTATCGGCGGAACATCTCGACCGCCCCGGCGAGCGCCATCACCCGGTCGTCGTTGGTTCCGTCCGCCGCTCTCGGGGAGGGCATCGTGTCCGCGCGAACGAAGGTCTTGCATTCCAGGATCGCGGGCATCGGGATGTGCGGGAGGGCGTGCTCGCGGATCGAGCGCTCCAGCCCGGAGATGATGAGCGGCCTGGTCTTGGATGTGACCGGGAATCCGTAGGTGATGTTCTGCTTGAAGTCGGGGCGGTCGTCCTGGACGTGGCGGTACAGCTTCGGGTACGGGCGGCGACCCTGCTTGCCGTCGCGGAGGGGGATCACGACTGCTTCACCAAAGCCGCCGCCCATCTCGACCGCGAGCCGCGCGGTGTTGTACCAGCGGCCGAGGAAGTGAAGCTGCTCGGCAGCCAGATCGGGGTCGATCTTCCCGTGCAGTTCGGCGGCGATGTTCATGTTCGAGAGGTCGATCACGTAGGCGGCGGTGAAGTCGAGACCTCGCCCTGTTGCCACATCAGCGTACAGCGCGTACTCCTTCGCCTTCTCGGGCCTGTCGTACACCCCGATCCAGCCGTCCGAGCGCTGCGCTATCGTCGCCTTCGCCCCGGTCGCCAGGTCGGGGATGAAGTTCATGCGGAACTGCGGCTCGCGCAGCTTGTCCGCGTACCAGGCGAGCGCGTCCACGTCGAACCAGCAGCCCGATGTGCCCAGGAATGCCTCGGCCGCGTTCAGTGGGTACTGCTCCGACATGTCCGCCGTCGAGAGCCGCTTCCGCATCTGAGCGAACCACTTGTCGTCCCGGCCCGGATGCAGGTCGGCCCCGAGGAAGCGGGCGTCGATGCCCCTGTCCTCGGCGGACATCCACAGGGTGTAGAACTCGTTGCCGTACCCGTTGGCGGTGGAGACGACGATGATCTGCCCGCCGTCCGCGATGGTCGGGATAAACGCCTTCCATGATTCCCCCGCGTATTGGTGGCGGGCGAACTCGTCCAGGAAGGCGACCGCCGCTGTTTCTCCGTGACCTGCCTTCGGGGTCGAAGGCATGGCGATTAGTGCTGATACCTCCCCGCCTGGGAACTCCCATTCGATCCGTGTCGAGGGGCGGTACTTGATCGGCTTGATGACCCTGGCGTCGAAGCGCAGGTGCTCGGGCAGGTGCTCCCACAGATCCCAGGCGCGGTTGACCAGCTTCCCCGCCTCAATCTCGTTGATCGAGACGCAGAGCGAGCGGGTGCCGGGAAGGGTCAGGCACTTCCACAGGCAGTAGCCGATCCCCAGCCAGGACTCTCCAAGCTGGCGGGCCTTCAGGCGGACGATCACCTGGGCGTCAGCGAACGAGTCCAGTTCGACCCGCTGCCACTCCCAGCCGTTGTCGAAGTGGAAGTAGAACTCCTCGCCCGTTTTCGGGTCGATGGCCTTCGTGTGCTTCAGCAGGTCGGCGGGGTGCTCCTGGGCGTCCTTGACCTCCTGGAGCATTGTGCGGATCCGCTCACGAACTTGATCCTGAAGGTCTACGCCGACCGCCATCGAATGTAGTATCCCACCTTCATCCCACACGCAGCAGCGGGCACGCCATCGGCACCCGGACTGGAGCGTCAAGATGCCTCTGAAGTACCCGCTGCCTTACCCCCGGAGGGCAGTCCGTGAGGTACTTCATTCTGGCAGCGATCTGCGCTGCCGCTCTGCTTCTTATCCCGACCGCAACATCAGCCGACTGGAGGCCGATCCCGAAGTGGCATCCGCCCCATCGGGCTGCCTGGCTCTGTATCTACTCCTACGAGAACGGCGGCTACGGCTGGAAGGCGAACACCGGGAACGGCTACTACGGTGGCCTTCAGATGGATCTCAGCTTCCAGCGTGCTTATGGCTGGGGGCTTCTGCGGACAAAGGGCACGGCGAACCACTGGACTGCTCACGAGCAGATGTGGGTCGCGGAGCGGGCGTGGCGCACCCGAGGGTTCTACCCATGGCCCAACACCGCGCGCTACTGCGGGCTGATCTAGGTGATCGTGGCCCTGGCTGCGCCGGTTGCGGCAGCGTCGAGCGAGGACGTGGCGGTGAAGTCGCGTACCCCGGTCGCAGCCAGGGTCGCGTCGTCCGCGTTCGGGTTCACGAAGGTCGCCGTCGCCCCGCCCAGGAAGCCTTTGGTGTAGGTGCCGTCCGTGACCGTGACCGTCTCCGGGCCTGCGCGCCTGGCCGGGTACGCCTGCACGTTCGCGTGCAGCGTGACAGCCGCGTCCATGACGTGAATGGGGATGATCCCCCGCTTCTCGATGGCTTCGAGCGCGTCCGTCCGCCCCTTCACGTTCGGGTCGAAGGCCGTGTTCGGCATGTACCGCCCGCGCAGACGCTTCGAGACCTGGCTGATCTTCCGCAGCATCTCGGTGCGCCGGTCGGTGGCGGTGAAGGTGCCTCCACCGGGCAGCGTGTAGCTGGTCGAGGCTCCGGGCAGGCGGGTGATGAGCGAGGCTGGCATCTCTCCTCCTTACACGATAGGCAGGATCAGCGCGCTCTGCCCGTACTGCATCGCGTAGTGCATCCGACAGAGGTTCTGGGCGGACACGTCAGCACCCCCGACCGACGTGAGAGAGGCCAGCGCGCAGGGGTTGTTGCTGATCGCGTCGTTGTAGACGGGGTTGTGCGCCTTGGCCGCGACGGGCACGAAGTCCATCGGCGGGGAGGCGGGATAGGCCAGCGAGACCCGCCCGCCTCTCTGAACCGCAGCGCAGGGCATCTACTTCTCGGTCGCCTTGTCCGTCCCCTGGGCGACCTCGCTGCCCTCGGGCGGGTTCTCGGTCAGGTCGTCCATCCCCTGATCGTCGGGGTGCGGGAGGGCGGCGACCCGCGCCGTCTCCGCTGCCTCCGCGTCTGCGGCCGACTGCTTCTCCTGCTCCTTGGCGGCGGCTGCCTGCTCCTTCTCGGCCTCCTTCTGCTTCTTCTCCGCGTCCTTCGCCGCCTGCTCGCGCGCCTTCAGGATCTCGTCCTCGGACGGATCCTCCGCGATCTCCAGGGTGCCGTCCTCCTCGATCAGCGCGATCAGGTCGTTGAGATCCTGGACGCCCCGCCGGGTCTTGATCGTGTCCCACTCGGACTGGTACAGCTTGGCCATCGTTCCTCCCTAGCTAGAAGGTGTCTCCTCGGGCACGCGCGGAGGCTCGTAGTCGGGAACCTTCACGAGCGGCTCGGAGTGCCCGAACTCCTGGACGTGGTGGAGCGAGCAGCGCACCTTCCCGTCCGGGCCGATCCAGCGCCCCTCCGACTGACATGGGCCTGCCAGGATCTTGCTTTCGGATTCGCACAGAGCCATGTGGAAAAGTGTGTCGGGGGGATCGGACGTTGCCTACTTCTTCCTGGCGCGCTTCTTCCGCTTCTTCTTCTCGGCCGAGTTCGTGATCCTGGCCGCTGCCTGCTTCGAGTAGCCCTCACGCCTGAGCGCCTCGTACTGCGGCCAGTTCTTCACCTGCTTCCCCGGCATCGTCAGTTCCCGGTCTGCCGCTTGCGCCCGGTCTTGCGCTTGCGGGCGACGATCTTCTTCTGGGCGGGGTCGAGGCTCCGCTCTTTCGACATCCCCGCCTTCGACTTCGGGTTCTGAGTGGCGCGGCGCTCGTTCAGCACCTTCTCCCTCTCAGCGAGCGAGCGCGGCTTCTTGCCCACCTTCTTCTTAGCCATCCATCTCCCTCCTCAGCTTCGCGGTCGGGGAGTCGTCCTCCCAGGTATCGGGCGGCTCCTCGTCGTCCTCGCGGTACTCGCGCTCCAGGAACAGCCCTACCCGGATCTTGCGCGTGTTCCACTCCCGCCTCGACCAGAGGATCGCCAGAAAGACGAAGGTGGCGAGCAGCAGGAAGATGACCAGCACGGCAGTCCAGGTGAAGTCGGTGGAGAAAGCGACCACCCTGCGAGTGTGACGACCGACCCGGCTGTGAAGATCCCCGGTATGGATCACACTCAGGCAACAATCCTCCTGATCGAAGTGGGGATCATCGCGCTTCTGCTCGCGCTCGGGTATCTGCCCAAGCGCCCCTGAACAGGTAGGCACGCACCCGGAATCGAGTCGGCCCCCGGTGCCCCTGGGGAGAACAGCCGGTCGATGTCGAGGGGTTTCACCCTGTTCAGGAGACGCAGCTACGGGGTACTGTACGCCGACCTAGCTGGCAGCGTTCTGCCTGGCCCTCGCCGCACGTCGCCAGCACGAGGAGCGGAGGCTCCCATGGACGGCACCGAGCGTGACCGGCTTCTAGTGGAGGAACACCGGAGGGGATCGAGTTGGCGAAGCAGTACCCGGACGCCGACCTCGACGCCCTGAGCGAGGAGGAGGAGATGTACCGCGATCTGTTCGACCGGATCGTCGGACGCGCGAAGCGGCGCGACCAGCTACGCCGGTTCCTTCACCCGGACAAAGACCGTCCCCTGGCCTGAGCGAGAGCGGTTGCGGCGCATGACCTCGCCGCCATTCGAGTTGTTGTTCAGAGACGTGTTGCCTTCGATGGCATCGAAGTTCGTGTGCCCCGAAGTCCAACGCTCGAAGATGCCGATGTGGTCGTAGATCGTGTCCCACGACCAGTCGTAGACCACGAGGTCTCCGGGGATCGGGTCGTCGGTGGTGGCCAGCCCGTTGCGGCGATTCCTCGCATCATCGACCACATATGGGCAGTACGCATACCTCGACCCCTTGACGAAGGAGGGCGAATCGGTGCCGACATCCCCCGCACCGTACTCGTAGCACCAGGTGACGAACATCGCGCACCAGGGCTGGTAGTTCTGCCCGTACCAGGAGCCGTACTTGACGTTGTTCGACTCGGGCGGCGACTCCTTCACGCCTAGCTGGGACTTCGCGCGGGCGAGCGCCGCTGCCCTGACCGTCCCTCCTTGCTCGGGCGGCGGCTCGTGCCCGTGGAAGCGGTCGAAGGCGTCGTTGATCTGCCTGACCGCCGTGGCGTCCATCGCCGGTTCCCCGGCGTGGGGAAGTCCGTCAGGGATGCGGATGGAGCGAAGCAGATTGAACGTCTTTTCGCCAACCCACCCAGTCGCATCGAGATGCGCCTGGCGCTGAACACCCGCGATCCCTGACTCACCTACATTCCCCCCGGCCTTCCCGTGGGAAAACCCGTTCGAGAAGGTGTCATCGAACTCGCCCCACTCCCATCTTCCTGCGCGGGAGACGGTGCGCTTGTAGGCGAGCACGTCCGGGCCATCGACCGAGGGGTTCTTTCCGTGCTCGGAGGCGTCCGGGGGATAGACCGCTCGGGGGAAGCCCTTGACCTCGACCATCGGGCCTCCTGGGTAGCCCTGCTCGTACCAGGCACTCACGACCGAATCGTATGAAAGGATGCGGACGTGGCAACGGAGCAGAGCCTCGGGCAGGAGGCGGTCGATCTCGCTCAGCAGACCTCGTACACCTGGGAGCAGTACCTCTCCCGGATCCGCAGCGACCCCGGCTACGCCTACAAGAACACGTCCTGGTTCAAGGCGGGCGGGAAGCTGGAGGAGGCGAAGCATCTCAGCCCCCCTCCGCAGCCGCAGCCGCCCAGTGGCGACCTCTCCTCCGTGCGAGCGCGTATCTTCTTGGCGCAGTCGCCCTTGGACTGCTTGGCCGCGCCCTCCTGGATGGTTCCCGTCTGCACCGCTGACGCGGCGTATGCGACCTGGTACACGCACGAGGTCATCGAGGAGTTGCGCCGTCACTTCGGCGCGGTCGAGTCCTGGTGCGACTGCCGCAACCCGACCCACTACGGAGCGGCGGTGGCGATGGCCGACCAGTTCGGCCTGGACGGAGCCTGGGGCCAGTGTGAGACGACCCAGGAGTTGAAGAACGGCTACGACGCGGGCGCTCGGCGCTTCATCGGCAACTGCGACCCGAACGTGATGGACGACACCTGGCTGAACAAGGTCAAGTCAGGCGAGATCCTGATGACCGTCGAGTTGTACCGCAACAAGATGCCCTGGATGCTCCCGGACTGGCGGAACGCGAACGCCGGGATCGGGGGCAACTGCATCGCGTGTTACGCCTCCTCGACCGAGGGCGCGATCTACACGCCCGTCCAGGCGTACAAGGATCAGGGCTTGTACGTTCCTCAGCACGATTCGGTCTACGGCGTGGGACTGGCTCACGCGGACTGGCTCGCGCTCGCATAGAAGGGAGTGGCATGGCCGTAGAACAGCAGGCGTCTGCCGACCGTCAGATCGTCGCGCTCTCCTGGGACACGGAGAGGGTCACGGGTGAGGTCGTCCAGCTTCGCTGCGTCAATCCCGAGAACGGGGACGTGTCCGTGTCGGGCCTCTCGAAGAACGACGGCGAGGGCTACGTCACCTACCCGCTCGGCTACTCGGGCAGCACCTTCGTCACCGTGCAGGACAACGACGGCAACGAGGACAGCGGGATGATCTCGGTCGGGGACGCGGAGCCGCCCGAAGTGGACATCCCCGAGTTCCCGCAGCCGCCCATCGAGATCCCCGATCTCCCGGACGGCATCTGGGGGCCGACCGACCCGCGCCCGACGCCGCCCATCGTGATCGCGCCGGGTCTGGGCGACGACTTCTGGACGGGCAACCTGCCGCCCTCCGCTCAGCCGGTCAACGGCGAGTAGCGCGTCACTTCGCAGGGGCCAGTTCCAGCACCGAGGCGATCAGCCCCGGTGCGAACTGGCCCTCTGCGTACAGCTTCGACGCTTGCAGGCCGACGACCTGCTTGTCGTCTCGGAAGCAGATCCCGGTCATCGCGTCGAGGATCGCGCGGCACAGCTTGTCCAGGTCGGGGTGGACGGCGGGAGCCTGTGGCGCTGAGGGTCTCAGCTTCTCGGCGTTGCGCCCGGTGCCGAAGTGCGACTGCGGGCGGGGAAGGAAGAACATCAGCCGCAGGTCAACCGGCTCGGTGAACGCCTCCTGGCCTACCATCGCTTCCTTGGCAGCCCCGGCCACGTCTTGACGCCAGGTGCGTAACCGTGCATCGGCCATCTCGATCACGTTGCCTCGGATGACCTTCTTCGACCCCTGTGGAACCGGCAGCCCGTAGACCGTGAACTGCGTCCCACGCGCGTCGATCCCGACGGTCGCACTCACCGAGGATCTTCCCGAAGAACAGCCCCGTCGCCAGCGCGATCAGCGTCCACGCGATCAGGCCCACCGGGATGAGAGTCCAGAGTGGCATCGACCCCCTCACACAGGATGCACGTTCCCCCGGATGCCTGATGGTGCGCGTCCAGCTTCGCGTTCAGCGCCTTGATCGTCCTGGCGACCGTCGCGGCGGGTCGGGCGTTTCCCCAGCCGCGACGGTCTTGCTCTCCCACCAGGTCGTAGAAGAAGGCTCCGACGATCTCCGTGACCTCGGCCAGGTCTTGATCGGAGATGTCCTGGAGGGTCGTCCCCAGGTCTGCGAGTTCGTGGCGGATCGCGCGGGACATGTCCCGCATCGCGCTCACAGCGCGTCCCCCGGCCAGAAGATGCAGACCAGGGCTACAACCACGACGACGAGCAGGATCCCGAAGAACCAGAGGGTCACGGCATCTCCTCCCCGAACGGCTCCCGCATCGTCTGGAGCGCCTCCGCGACCTGCTGCCTTCCTTCCTCGGTGTCGATGTCGGCCCGGACAACGATGTCCACGACCCGGAGCAGCTTGCCGGGAGGCTCGGTCTCGGGAGAGATGACGGCGACGATGGGCTTGTCCAGCATGATCGCCAGCCCCAGTTCGACCGCGAACTTGATGTCCGCCTCCCCCTTCGGGACAAGCTGAAGCACGAACGAGGACTGGTCGATCTTCTCCAGCGCGTCACGACGGACAGACTGGACGAACTCCTCCCAGACCTCGCGGTCGTCGTCGGAGAGTTCCGCCTCCCAGTCGCTCACAGCATCCCCAGTTCCTCGGCGGTGTTGAGCAGGATCTCGTGCAGGTCGTCGGAGATCCCGAACCGCTCCTTGTTGTGCTCCAGCCCCGCCGCGAAGGTCTTGACCTTGGCCGGGTCGTCGGTGCGCTGCTTGACCCGCTCGGAGGCAGCGCGCCAGTCGCAGAGCATCTCGATCAGCGCCATCAGGCTCATCCCCCTGACCCCCTCCTCGAAGTGCTCGGGGTGGTGGTCGTTGTGGGCGAAGTGGTGCTGGAGCGCGGGGCCGAGTTCGCGCAGCGAGGCCCGGTACTCGTCGGAGCCGTACTCCAGGTTCGCCAGCTTCGGGGTGGCGATGTCGAACGCCTCCAGTTCGGGAGGCTCCAGCTTGGAGCGGTCATGGTCTCGCCCCCGCCGAACGAGGTCGTCCACGGCCTCGTTGAGGAAGTCTCGCACCCGGTCGATGTGCTCCCGAGTCTCGGGCCGGGAGTCGTAGCGAGTCTCGGTCACTCGCTGGCCACCAGCGTCGAGGGGTCGTGGTTGTGGTCGCCCTCGGCGTCGGCCATGTCCCAGGCGTCGGCGTCCTCCCCGTTCGAGGCGCAGTACGGGCACTCCCCGTTCTTGCAGCAGGGCAAGACCTGGGGGACGGTGATCGGCCTGTCCGATGTGACCAGCACATGCCCGCAGGCGCAGCGCTCCGCGTAGCGAACCCCGAGTTCCCTGGCCAGATCCATGTCCTCTTGCTCGGTCATTTCTTCCTCCCCTTCTTCTCGTCGTCCTTCAGGAAGGTCTGGACTTGCTCACGGTGCAGGTCGAGATTCCAGGCCGCATCCCACGGCCACACGATGACAGACCCCGCCCAGGGAACCATCCCGACCGCACCGGAAGGGCTGGTGACGTAGAAGCGGGTCTCCCCCCAGCGGGCGTGCTGAGGCTCGTCGGGCCACAGGTGACGGGGGAGGATCTGGAAGCCTCGGTATCTGCCTCCCGGCTCGAAGTCGCCCATGTCCTCGTCGGCGGGGTCGAGAAGCTGCGAGGCCATCATCAGCGGAGGCTCTGCGCGAGTGGTGGACGCAGCCTCAGCCCCGCCCGCATCCTCGGCGTCGAGAGGCTCTGGCGGGGTCTCCTCGATCAGGTCATCGAACTCGCTCGACACGCTGCTCCTCTCGACGCTCCAGGGCGCGACGGACAAGACCCCTGACCCACTCCGAGGGATCCTTCCCCTCCTCGCGCAGAGACTTGGCCGCACCCGCAGGGACATAGACCGCGACCTTCAAGTGGTTGACCATGCACCCAGTCTACTAGTACACGGGGAATGCGGCGGGGAGAGGCAGACGCCGCACCCCCTCCACCACGTTATCCACAGGTGGGGACAAAGGCTCCGGGAGGCTCAAAACCGCAACGCTACGCCGCTGCGCGCGCGGGAAGCGCGGCTGGGTGGGAAGCCACAGTCCCAGTGGGAGGCTCAACCGCACGCCCGCCCGCGCGGGGGATGCCCCTCCCAGCCGAAGGCTGGGCCTGGCTAGTCCTGGGGATGGCTCAATGGCTCTACTGAGCCATTTGAGCCATGGTCGAGGCTGATCCCCTGAGCATCAGCGAAGCTGATGAGTTGAGAGAGCGTGGCTGTGGAGGGGTCGAATGACCCCTCGATGGTGAGGGTGCTCTGATCCTTCGGATCAGTGGTCTCGATGATCTCCAAGGCCAGCTTCGCTGCGACCTCGGGGCGGACTTCGGGGTCGAGTGCAGCGCTCACCGCGCGACCGGCCAGCCGCACAGCGTTCTGGCTTGCCAGAACCTTCAGTGCTGACCTGGGACTACCAGGTCGAGTGATTCCAAGTGCAAGGCGTAGTTCAGCCTTGGCCCGCCGCGATTCGGCAGAGGCCGCATGGCCCTTGGCCATGAACTTCCTCGGATCGCTCGCCACCCCCAGCCCAGAATGGGCTGAGCAGTAGTCGGTGGCCCGAGTCTTGGCAGCCCTACAGGGCTGGCCTTTGCTGGTGACGGCCCAGCAGCCTCCCGGCCCTGGCGTCGTCCCCCGTGTGCCGTGAAACGGCGGCGCTGGGACGGCGAGAAGGGCCGAGTCGGTCTCCCCCAGCACGTCCTCTGTCTCAGCTTCGCTGAGACCGCGCGCCGCGCTCTCCGTGTGGGTACCCACCTGCACACTCTACCGCCTTCGGCGGACGGATCCCAGCCCTAAAGGGCTGCCGAATCCTTACGAAATCCATACCCTTACAGGGTAAGCAGCAGGGCAGCTTGACGGCTGACAGCAGGGCGGTTACTTTGTAATGGCCTCGGCGGTCGGCGGCAGTCGGCAGCGGTTCCGAGGTACCCGGAGGGTAAGGGCCAGCAGCGAACTCAAGCTGGCGTAGCCAGTCCGGTCGTGGATCCCGCTCTGCGAGTGAGGGCCGAAGGCCCGAAGGAATGAGCCGGTCTCCAGCCGAGGTAAGCGGCCTCGGACTGTCCGTAGGACAGCGTAATAGCCCATCGAACGGCGCTTACAGCGCCACCTAAGCACATGAGACCTCTTTTCCAGCCCCCTACGGGGGGCTGGGATGGATGCCTCGACCGAAAGGAGCCTCACATGAAGGCACGCAAGCCCGACCACGCGGAGGTCTACAAGCACCGCAAAGCGGTGCGGCCGATCTTCAGCGGCAGGTCGAACCCGATCCACGGCATCTCCGATGCCGTGCTGCTGAGCAACACCGTCTCAGCGAAGGCCGCTCGGCAAGCCGAGCGGGAGTGGAAGCGAACGCTGTCCAGAGGACAGCGCAGAAAGTTGAGGTCGGCATGATCTTCGATCAGCAGGACTACCTGGACATGGCTCTTGCGAGCCATCGGATCGGCTCCCTGGCCTTCAGCCAGGGCAAGCTGAACAACGTGGCAATCAGGATTGCCACCCTGGACGACCCGTACTACTCCCGGCTGTCCGGGAGGACGTACATGGCAGCGGCGCGGCTGGCTTCGCCATCCCGCATCGCTGAGTTGGTCGCCATCCACGGCGACTGACGGCTTGCATCGAGCGGCCCTTCGGGGCCGCTGCTTGGAAGTCCCCGACAGAGAGGAGCACCATGATCCTGTCCGTAGGACAGGCCGTTCGCTACCGAGGTAGCGAGTACCGGATCCGGGCCATCTGTGATGGCCTGGTCGTCATCGGCCGAGAGGCCGATCCCGTGGAGGTCACGCTGACTCCCCTGGCAGCCTTCAGGCTGCTGGACACCGGACTCTGATCCCGACAGAGAGGAGGGTGCATGTCCATTCTGGACATGATCGCTGCCAGCAAGCAGCGGCGTTACGGCTCCATCGGAGCCGTAGGCCATGCGCTGCTGAAGGCAGCGAGCAAGGCTGCGTAGCCCTGCACGGGCCGTCCCCGAAGGGACGGCCTGATGGAGTGCTGTGCATTCCCACCGCTGCAAGGCAGCGGTGTCCCGACAGAGAGGAATCTCATGCCTGATTCACTCGGCACGGTTGCTGAGGCAACCGTCGATCCAGGGGACGTTTGCGATCACTGTGGCAGCGTTGTCGGTAACGACAACCTGTACCACAACGACGAGCGTGGCTCAGTCTGTTCAGACTGCGACTTCCACACTTGCGATTGGTGCGGTGCGGAGCACCGCGACAGTGACGATGCGTACTCCTGCTGCCGCCATGAGTGCCCGGACTGTGGATCCGTCCACAGGTACGAGGAGGATGCCGCAGCTTGCTGCGCTCCGCAGTACGAGTGTCCCGTCTGTGGTGCTATGCACCACGACGAGGACGATGCGGTCTACTGCTGCCGTTCCGTAGGAACGTCGTATCCCCGGCTCGCTGATCTCCCTCGGCCCTACCAGGTCTCCGTACCGGAGATCGAGGGTCGGCCCGGAAGGGTCTGCTCTATCGAGCAGGAGATCAACGACGGCGGGAGCGAGGCCACGCAGATGCTCTACGACTTCGGCTTTGCCGATGCCAGAGAGCAGGCCAGCTACTCCTCCCAGGGTAGACCCGGAAGGGTCTCGGTCAAGTCCGATGCCTCCCTTTCGGGAGAGGACAGCGCCGAGATCGTCTACAGCCGTTTTCGGCTGTGGGAGCCTGCCTCGACTGCCGACCTGTCGGCAGCGTTCGGCAGGATGCGGCAGTTGGCCCGAGAAGCGAACGTAGTTCGGGTCAACAAGTCGGCCGGTACTCACATCCACATCTCGGCTACCGCCGAGAACGGACTGAGGCTCGGCCCCGTCCAGATGGCAGCGCTGCACGAGATCTTCGCCTACTGCGAAGATTTCCTGTACTCGCTCGCCGCTGCGGGCTGGGACGCTCACCGGGCTACGCCCGGTGGCGGCGGCTACTGCAAGCCGATCCCGAAGCTGTCCGAAGGACAGAAGGCCACTGGCTTCAGGGTGCAAGCCCTGATGCGGGGAGACCGATACTTCGGTCTCAACTTCCAGCGGCTCCTCGACGCTGCGGGGAACTGCTCCTGCGGAGCAGCCCGCTTCGGAGAGTGGCAGGAGTGCGAGTGCGGCTCATTCGACAGCGCTACCGTCGAATGGCGGCTGTTCAACGCCTCCACGAAGCCCGAGACGCTGCACGCATGGCTGATCCTCAGCCATGCGCTGACGGCGATGGCCTTCAGCCACACGGTCGGCAGCCTCCCGGCGAACGGCTACGGCACTCAGGACACTGAGGGCCGTAAGGCAGTCCAGACCTGGATCGAGCAGAACGCTCCGCTGACGGATGACGAAGTTCAAGTCATCCGCTCGGCAGCGGCGAAGGCACCGGGTCTCGGCAAGCCGAGACGGTAGCTGCGGTGTCCAGCCCTGACGGGCTGGCACCCGGAGCCACCGGCTCCCCGATCCATGTTCCATGGATCGGCCCGACAGAGAGGAGTACCACATGTGCGGAATCGCTGGCATCTACCTGCGAGACCCGGAGTTCCGGGTCGATGCGCTGGACTCGATGCTGGACACGATGCTGGATGAGATCCAGCATCGCGGCGGCGATGCGACCGGCTTCGTTGCCTTGGGCAACGAGGGCGTTCTGGAGTGGCACCGTGCGGCCTGCGATGTCTCCGACTTCGTGAAGTATCGGCGGCCCGTCCCGAAGGGGACGAGGACGATCCTGGCCCACACTCGGTATGCAACGCAGGGTCTCCCTGCGTTCATCGAGAACAACCACCCGATCAAGCGTGGCCCGTTCTACGTCATCCACAACGGCCACGTCTCCAACGATCAGCAGCTTTTCAAGCTGGCTGATCGCAAGCCCTTCGGCCAGGTCGATTCCGAAGCGATCCCGGCCCGTCTAGCTTCCCTCGGGAAGCTGACGGACGCCGAGGTCGTGATGGAGGAGATCGAGGGGGCAGCGGCGATAGCCGCTGTGGACGAGTCCAACCCCCGCGAACTCGTGCTCGCCAAGGGTCACTCCAGCCCCTTGTTCGTCCTGGTGACGAACAAGATCGTGGTCTGGGGATCGACCCGAGACACGGTGGAAGTGGCCTACAAGAAGCATGTAGGCCGTCTGCCGAAGAAGCGGAAGATCGAGTCCCTGGAATCAGGGACGATGCTCCACTTCAGCGCCGAGGGCAAGCAGACTCGAACGAAGTTCGAGTGCTACGTCCCGGCGTACAAGACCTACACGCCTTCGGCGTGGAAGGAGACGACCGGCTTCACCTACTCGACGGAGGGCGCTGCTTGCAGCGTCCCCTCCGTGCCTCCGACCCGGCACCTGCCGACCATCGGCGGCTATCCCGAATGGGATAGCGAGGAGGAGGAGGGCACGTCGGCCAAGGCCGACGACGCTCTCCGCTGCGACATCTGCGACAGGGAGACCTCCCTGTCGGTCGCCTCCTACGAGATGGACGAGGACGGATCCACTTGGATCCTCTGTCCTCGGTGCATGGAGGACATCTCCGAGGACTACACGGAGGAGTTCGAGCGGGTGAACGCGGCGATCCTCGCTGACAGCGAGGACGACCAGTGACCTGCTGGGGAATCGTCGCTCTCTGCCTCACCCTGTCCCCGCTGGCCGTAGCGATCATCGGATCGCTACGCCAGTGGCTCAGGGGAGGCCCGCGAGCCTGGGCAGGAAGCCGAGGCTGGCGCAGGTAGACCCTGCACAGAGCACCCCGAGAGGGGTGCTCGATGGAGGGCCACCGACAGAGAGGAGCAAGCATGGCTCACTACCCCGACCACTACTCAGTCTCCATCGGAGACGGAGTGGTCGATCCCGAGGGCTTCGTCGGCATCGTCACCCGAGTTCAGGGTGACGGACAGGCCGTGTTCGTGAAGCTGGCCACGGGCGGCGCGTTCAAGTACCCGTACCACGTCCTCGACAAGATCGAGGACGACGGCTACCCCGGTCTCGACCGGATAGCCGACGAAGGCTGAACAGGGTCACATCCCTTCGGTCTGTGAAGGGTGTGACCCTGAATCCCGACAGAGAGGAGCATCATGGACGACTACTACGACCACGAGGAGTGGTCGGAGCGGGTCGAGATGTTCGCTGATCCCGGAGGGCGCTCTGCTCTCCGAGCAGCGTCGAGGAGCAATCCTCGGAACCTGCCCTGCCCGACCTGTGGTGAGGCGAACCGCCTCACCCCTGCGGACAGGGCGCGCGGCTACCAGTGTGACCGCTGCGCGGACATGGACGAGGGGCTGATCTTCCCGTGCTAGGGAAGATCGACGCCTCGCCGCTTCGCACCGCTGACGGGGCCATCATCGTTGATGGCCCCCAGCGGAAGCTGGACGAGGCCAGGAAGGTCTACCGCCAGCGGTACGACCGGGGCTACGTCCTGTCGATGACAGGACGCGACACCGAGGCCCAGCGGATCCTGGACTCCGCGAACGCGGCTCTGCTGAAGGCAGAGCAGGAATACGCGACCGCCCGAGGTCGCTGATGCAGGTCTGGGGAGTCAGCGAAGCTGACATCCGCTCTGCCGTCTCCGAAGCGGGGCTAGTCGTCTGGAACGACTACGGCTATCCCCGCTGGAGCGGCATCGGCAAGAAGGGACGGTCTCTGACCGTCCGCCTCGGGGTGGATCAGACCAAGCCCCGCGACTCGGAAGGGCTGCTGCCCTTCCAGAAGCGAGGCTGGAGAGGACGCCGACTCCCGTATGTGACCTGGGAAGGTCACAGGGAGTTCATGCGGATTCTGTTCCGCGACCACCCCGAGGCACGAGTGAAGTCGGCCTTGGCCGACTACAAGGGCCGAAAGGCGTTCTGGGCCGAGCACCCTTCTACGAAGGGTCTCTGGTCAGGGCCAGGCTACTAGGGGACGGATTTCACCCTCTCGTTCTGTGAGAGGGATGAAATCCATCCCCGCAACCGACAGAGAGGAGTCACGATGCCCACACCGATCCTCGCCGTCTTGACGGCGGACAAGATCACTCCCGGCACCGTCCGCTTCACCGAAGCGGACGCACCGGAGGGGCAGCGCCCGCTCTCGATCTACCTCCCGAACGAGGTAGTCGAGTCGGTCGTCGGGCCGGGTGCCGAGATCGGCACCACGGTCAAGCTGACCGTCGAGCGTGCGTAGCAGCTAGGGCCGCTCACGCGGCCCCTGCTGGTGCAGCACTCGCTCACCACCACCGACAGAGAGGAGTCAGGCTATGCCTGGCAAGTACAAGGCAACCGTGGGGATCACCCTCTCCACGACCGTCGAACCGGACGGCTACCTCACCGGGGTCGAGGACGAAGTTCTCGACTACGACTTCAGCGGCTCCTGGGGATACGGCGAGGACGTCCGCGTCGATGGCGCGGAGGTCTACTTCGTGATCGAGGCCGACTCGGAGGACGAGGCCCGAGGCCGCGTCCAGGAGATCATGGATGGTGCCTCCTGGGGAGGCGACTCGCTGGAGTGGGAGATCGAGGACTGGGAGATCGAGTCCGTCGAGGAGACCGTCCCACCGATGGACGCGGAGCGTGCCAAGGCGCTGATCTCGGCGTTCCTGGACTACGAAGTCCAGAGCGGACGGATCGACGCCGAGACCCGCGAAGCGTTCGAGTTCGTGCTCGAACTGCTCACCCCGTAGGGCAGCGTGGCGAGGGGGCTTCGGCCCCCTCCGCTGCGTGAGCAGCAGGGATCGGGAGAGGCTGCGCGCCAGGGAGAGGCCGCGCGCTTTCCTGCTGCTCACGGAGCGTCACCACGCTCGCTCACCAGCCGCACACCTGCTATACTGGTGAGCACACACGGCAGAAAGGAGGTGAGTTGACCACCACCACCACCACCACCACCACCACCACCACCGATGCGAAGTTCGCAAAGGAGGTCAACGAGCGGCTGATCGACACGCACGAGTTGATGACCCTGCTCGGGCTGCGGAACAGGCAGACCGTCTGGGATCGCGTCCGCAGGGGCGAACTCCCCGAGCCGATCTTCGTTCGTGACAAGGCGATCTCGCTCTGGGATCGCAAGGCACTACCCGACAGAGAGGAGAGCAAGTGAGGCACGACAGCCTCGACACGCTCATCGAGCGTGTACTGAAGCAGCACGACTCGAAGGAGGACATCCTCGCGGACACGCGGCGGATGTCCGTCGTCGTGGAAGCGGAGGAGGAGGGCCATCCGGTCACTCTCTCCGTGGACGACGAGGGTGGCGACACCCTCCACTTCGCCCCGTCCGATCACATGCTCGGGCAGATGGCGACCGACCTCGGCATCCCGAAGCGCTACTGGGACAGGATGAGGGCCACCGCCCCCGACCTGTTCCAGAAGAACGCGCATCACTGGATGTACGAGGAGCCGAAGCGCAGGATGCTTCGGGCCTACAAGGTGGACGACGTGGTGCGGAACGGACGGGCCTGGCTCAGCGACCGCTACCGGCGTCTCGACAACATCGAGATCGCCAAGCGGCTGCTCCCGGAGTTCGACCGGCTCGACACCGAGGTCGCGTTCCACAACGCCTCGATCACGGACGAGCGCTTCTACCTCCGCGCCGTGTTCCCCCGGATGGAGAAGGAAGTCCGGGTCGGAGACACGGTTCAGTGGGGAGTCCAAATCCGCAACTCGGAAGTGGGAGCCGCCACGTTCGCCATCGAGTCCTTCGTCCTGCGCCTGGTCTGCATGAACGGCATGGTCGTGGCCAAGGTGCTGAACGCTCGGCACCTGGGCAAGCGCCTGGACGACATCCTCTCGGATGAAGCGGTCAAGGCCGACGACCACGCCTTCTGGCTGGCCGCTCGGGACACGCTCCGAGCCAGCCTCGATGAGGCCGAGTTCGAGCGCACGGTCGAGACGCTGCGTGAGACCACGAGCGGGCTGAAGGTGCAGAACGCACCGCAGGCCACGAAGCGCCTCGCCAAGACGCTCTCCCTCTCCGACGAGGAGCAGGAGAGCGTGCTCACGAACCTGGTGCGTGAGGGCGACCTCTCGCGCTGGGGGATGCTGAACGCCGTCACCGCCACCGCCACCACGGTCACGAACTTCGACCGTGGCGTCGAGTTGGAGGAGGCGGGCTGGAGCATCGCCAACCTGTCCCGAAGGGACTGGGAACGGATCGCGGTCGCCGCTTAGACCGTGCGTGGGTGAACCCTTCGGGTTGTGAAGGGTTCACCCACGAACCCCGACAGAGAGGAGCACGATGTACGCAGTAGTCGTCAACGAGGGGCCACTGTCCGCCGAGGACAACGCCACCTACTTCTCGAAGGAGAAGCCGGGATTCGTGCTGGTCGAGTACCAGACCAGCGATGAGGAGTCCGTCAAGTTCGGGCGCTTCATCACCTTCGTCCCGACGAACGGCCGCTCGAAGGGGAAGCTGATGAGCGTCCCCGCAGAGCGGGTCGTCTCGATCTCAGAGGACGCATGAGCACCGTGTTCGACTACGTGGTGGAGATGCAGCGATGCGTGGACGAGATCCGCGCCTTCGCTGCTACCACCACCGCCGACATGCCAGAGGATCTGGCCTACGCGGTCATCCTGGCCGTGCCCTTCGCACGCTGGGGGAGGATCGGGCTGGGCGACGACAGGCTCGACCTGAAGATGCGGCTCGACCTGATCGCAGCCCACGAGTACGCAGGTGCTCACGGCTACGACTGGGAGTACGTGGACGACTGGGCCGAGAAGATCGCCTTCGACGCCCTGGAGGAGATCCATTCCTCCCGGCCCTAGATGTGCAGCGGGCCGGGTTTCCCCGGCCCATCTGCCCCGACAGAGAGGCAGTCGCGCAGCAAGCTGCGCGCCACTTCTCTGTACGCACCACCATACCCGACAGAGAGGACGCACATGCACGCAGAGATCAGGGGGAGGAACCGTCGCTGGACGGTCTGGACTCCAGACCCCGGCCAGATGGCGCACACCGTCCCTCTGTACGACGTGGACGGGAACTTCAAGGAGATGCTGGTGGTGGGATCACCACCGGACGCCAAGGGCGTCCGCTACCTGGAAGCCTACGGCGGGCCGTTCGCCTCGCAGGAGGAGGCCATCGAGTACGCTCGCTACCTCGGCTACTCGGACATCCGCGTCGTCAAGACCAAGACCAAGCAGGAGGCTCTGGCGGTAGCCAGAGCGGTACGAACCCGACAGAGAGGATGAGCATGGCTCACGGCAAGCACCGCAAGCGCAAGCGGGGCGTCCACAAGGGACGGCACTCGCCCGAGACGAAGCGCTGGGAGCGGGAGCACCTGATCCCGCGCAAGCCAGCGTGGATGGACGTGCAGACCTACACGCAACTCGCAGAGAGGAGGAACGATGCCGCGTAACCGGCTGACACCTGAGAGCAAGATCGCCGCCGATGACTTCTGGGAGGACATGCTGCGCCCGGACGCCCCGGACGAGATGGCCTTCCAGATCGACCGGGACAAGCCGAACGATCCTCCGGGGATGACCTTCTCGCAGGAGGCGATCAACGACCTCGCGGAGCAGTTCCGCATGTTCCTGATGGCCCGCACCTACGGGGAGTTGAAGCGCACGGGCCTCGGCCCGCGCCACCTTCGCGCCTCGGTCAAGCTGGACTGGAATCCCAGTGACCCCCAGCACGACCCCGAGGTCGGCCCCTACTACTCCATCGACGGCGACAACGGCACGACCGTCATCGACGGCGAGCGCCGCGAGCACGCCTGGAGGACGGGCTAGTGCTGGCCGCTGAGTGGGCACTCGAACTGCGGACGGAGTTGTTCCAGTGGTGGATGTCCCCCACTGGTCGGCGCTTCGGCGCAGGCTGGTCGGCGGGACGCCGCTCGGACGCAGGGATCGAGGACAACATCGCGCACATCGAGGCGTCGAAGATGTCTCTGGCGGTGCCGTTCTACGTCACCGGGGAGATGACCGACCTGCTGATCCACGCGGCCAAGTCCTTCCCGGAGACGGAGTTCCAGGCCATCGACCTGCCCTGCCCGCAGGGGTTCGTGCTGCTGGCGAAGTCGGTGCCGACCATCGACCTGCACCACAAGCCGCTGCCCTGGCGGGCGTTCTCGTGGATGCCGTACTCGCACTCGCGGGACGCAGAGCGAGAACGCTGGGCGGGGAGCGAGGATCCCGAGTCCTGGCGGGGGATCCACCTGTCTCTGTACGCACACCGAGACGACGACCCGCAGCGTGACGACGCCGTGCTCGAAGGACTACCGGACAAGCATGGCACGCTCTCGCTCGTCCACGAGACGCCCTGGCGCTTCGGCACGTCGCACCGCACCAAGGACGACTTCCGGGGCGGGATGGAGGACAACAAGGACATCGCCCTCTCGGACGAGGCGTTCGAGTCGGGGATCCAGATGCTCCAGACCATCCACGCCTTCTTCCTGCTCGTCGGGCAGAAGATCGGGACGCCCGAGCCGATGCAGGCGACACGCGGAGTCCGCAAGCGGGCGAGCCGTGCGATGCCGGTGAAGGAGATCCCGGACGTGCGGATCGTCACCCTTCGTCGCTACCGCGACGACGGCGACCACGAGGTCGATCCCGAGATGCGGGGACGGGAGTACAGCCACCGCTTCATCGTCAACGCCTTCTGGCGCAGACAGTGGTATCCGTCCGAGCAGCGGCACAAGCCGAAGTGGATCGCCCCCTACGTGAAGGGGCCGAAGGACAAGCCGCTGGTCATCAAGGACACCGCCTACCTGTGGAGGCGCTGATGGAGGGCGAGAAGATCGAGGGGCCGATGAGGACACCGGACGGGGAGATCAGATGGATGGTCTCCCTGTTCGAGTCCCTCTACCCGGACAAGGTGTGGGTGATCCCCCGCTCGGGCGCGACCTTCCAGCGGCGGGGCGACCAACTCGTCCACGTCGGCGGCGACAGCTACGAAGCCCTGCTCGACGCGATCATGACGAAGCAGCACTTCGCTCAGATCGGGGTGGAGGTCGTCCGTGCCTAGCTACGTGATCTTCCTCGCGGGCGGGGTCGAGGGGATGAAGGACTACCCCGAGTTGACCGAGCACATCGGCCGCTACGTCGTCCACTACGACCCCTGGCAAGCCCCGAAGGGGGGACAGTGGCTCTGGACGACAGCCGACCGGGACAAGGCGTTCCACTTCAGGACGATGCAGGAGGCGCAGCAGTTCTGGTCAACGTCCATCGGCACGCGGATCGACGGCAAGCCCGACCGCCCACTGACCGCCTACCACGTCCAGATCCTCCGCGACGACCAGGATCCGATCCCAGGGGAGCACTCACTGTGAGAGGGTCACTCCCTGGAGTGGATCCTCTCACCCGAGGACTGGCTGGTCGCGCAGGCGGCTGGCACCCAGCGGCGTGCGCTGGCGGTGAGAGACGGGCGACCGGCCTTCTACGGCTACCGCCAGCGCGACCCGCTCTGGGAGGACATCAAGAGTTGCGGCACCGAGTTGGCGGTCTCTCGCTTCCTCGGCCTTCCCTGGGTCGCCTGCGCGATCAGGCCCGAGAAGGTGGACGTGGGGGAGAACGTCCAGGTCAGGAGCACACGGGACGGGTTCGATCTCGTGCTCCACGACTCGGACAAGCAGCACCACCTGTACGTGCTCGTCTACGGGACAGGCCCGAAGTTCTGGTTCGCTGGCTGGGGGATGGTCTGGGAGTTGAAGGAGCAGGCCCGTCGAGACGGCGACCCCTACCACACCGGACGGCCCGCCTTCTGGGTGCCGCCCGAGAAGCTGCGGAAGGACTGGAAGCTGCTGAGAGACGTGGCCTGGTAAGCGAAAAGGCCGCAAAGAGCGGCCTTCTCGCTGGTTCCGCCCCCTTGATCGTCCAGAGCCAAGGGAGTAGGTTCTTTCACGCTGATGAAGAACCAAGGAGACGAAGCCTAGCGCGTAACGCCCGCGACAACCACCATGAGAGCCGAGTCGAGGCTCGACTGGCCGGGGGCCGCGTCAAAGGGGATCCTGGCAAGCGTGGAGGCGAAGCCAGATGTGGCGAGAGCGGTGGGAGAGACCGCCGACTACCTGGTGGAACCGGAGGGGGCCAGTCGAGTAAGCGCCTGGGAACCGCCTCTAGACCTTGGACATGGTGGAGATCTGAACCACCTGGCATCCCCACAAGGGAGGAGCGAGATATGGCTGATCTGATCTTCGAGGCGGTCTGCACGGTCAGCGGGATCGACTGGCAGGAGGGCATGACCTCCGACCAGCGGGGCCGGGTGAACGCTGCCGTCAAGCAGCTACGCGACCTGTACGGCGAAGCGGAAGCGGCCGTCCCCATGATGATCCACGAGCGGGCTGCTGCCTGGGCGCTCGTCTACCCGGAGATCCCGATGACGCCGCAGGTGCTCACCGGGAACTGGAGCACGATCCTGAACGCCGCCGAGCACAAGCAGGCACAGGTGAAGGAGGATGAGCGGGCGAAGCGCAGGGAGACGAACGCTCACGCGAAGTCCGGGTGCGAGACCTGCGGCGACGATCACGTCGTCACGGTCGGCCAGGACGCGGACGGCTACGACCTGACCGCCCCGTGTCCAGACTGCAACCTGCACGCCAACGCAAGCTACTGGGTGGAGAGGAGACGAATCGAAGTGATGGACGCTGCCAAGACCAGGGAGATGCTGGGCCGATGAACCTCTGGCTGATCGCACGCTCGGACGGCGCAGAGGCCCAGGTCGTCCGTTCTGCATCGAGGGAGACGCTCGGGGTCTCCCTCTCCCAGTTCGGCCAGGGAGTCTGGTGCATCTGGAGGCTGGGCAACTTCCCCGAGCAGTACGAGGTCAAGGAGATGGCCGTGCGCGCGCTCGGCAGGACGCACATCCAGGAGCGCGTGACATGAGCATGTACGGCTCCTGCTCGCTCTGCGGCGAGGAGATCCTGGAAGCGGACGCGCGGGATGTCCACGACCAGATCATCTCCTGGCACACCCGTCGTCCCCGAAGGGGAGGAGGCCACCACGACAAGGGCAAGCTGTGGCGCACGACCGGGGCGGTAGCCCACGGTCGCTGCGTCGAGTCCGCGAAGGCGAAGGCGAAGGCAGGCACGTCGATCCACCAGGGCGGGCTGTTCTAGTGCGGCCCGTCTGCGAGATCTGCGGCAGGACGATGAGCCGAGCCGGTTGGGACGGACACATCGCCCGGTTCAGGTGTACGAATACGTCGTGCCCCGATTTCGGGAAGCGCACCTACACGGTTCACGAGCAAGCGGTAGAATCCTCGGAACCCGACAGAGAGGAGGACTAGGTTGAGCACCGTCGAGGCTCCTCGTGAGCAGGAGCAGATCATCGGCACCGTCACTGGCGTCGTCCAGAAGGGTGCAGACAAGTGGCAGGCGGTCGTCGCACCTGACGGATCGCAGTACACGAAGAACCTGTGGACGAAGGACATCGCCTCCGTCCAGTACCTCACGTCCATGATCGGCCAGCGTCTCGCGTTCCTCTGCAACGTGAGCCACTGGACGAACAATCAGGGGCAGCCGGTACGCTCGCTCTGGATTGACCAGGTGGGGCCACCCGGCGTCGGCTCGCCTGCGATGGCAGGCCCGCAGCCGCAGCCGCAACAGCAGGGTGGCTGGAACCAGCCAGCGCAGCCGCAGCAGAACGCGGTCGTTCAGCCTGTGGTTACGCCGATGGTGGCACCGGCTCCGCAGCAGGCTCCGCAGGAGGATCAGCGGGAGAAGAAGATCCATCGGCAGACGGCCTCCAAGGTCGCTGCCATCCTCCTGAGCAACCTGCCCCAGGAGGAGCGGAACATCTCGACGCTGCTCGTCATCTCGGAGCGGCTTGTCTCGTACTACGACTCTGGCCTGCCGCAGGCAGAGACGCTGGACGAGTTGATGACCAGGGCGATGCCGCAGGGCATGGAATCGCCCGCCGCTCAGGGCACCGGCTACCAGAACACGCCGCCGCCTGCGGGCGACGACGATATTCCATTCTGACAACATGCCCTTCGCTGATCCGACAGCCAAGACACGCTGGAGCCGAGATTACTACCGGCGTGAGCGCGAGCGCGTGCTTGGCATCAAGCGCCGCTGGGTTGATCGCAACCCGGAGAAGCGCAGGGCGCAGGTCGCAGTCGGTAATGCGATCAGGGACGGACGACTTGTGCGGGAACCCTGCGAAGTCTGCGGGGATAGGGCGCAGGCCCACCATGACGACTACTCGAAGCCGCTCGAAGTGCGCTGGCTATGCCCGCCGCATCATCGAGCGGCCCACTAGGGAGAGGGAGAGGATGAGGTTGAGACGCAGGAAGAACGTCGAAGCACCGGAGGAGACCATCACCGAGGTCGTCGTCACCGAGACCGATCAGGTGGTGCTCTCCATGTCCGGGTCAGCCGAGAGGCTTTGTGCCCTCGACGCCGAGATGGTCGCCGCCTTCCTGGAGTGGAGGGCGGCGCAGGGCCGCTGCCTGGAGCAGGGGCTTCTGGTCGAGGTCAAGATGAACGAGCCGATGCGGGTCGCCTACCAGACCTGGCTCGCTGAGCAGTACGCATCGTCCTCCTCTGACGACACGCCAGAGGAGGAGGCGGTGACGCAGATCATCACGGCCTCGCCGCCCGAGCGTCACGGCGCAGGCGAGCACATCCACCAGGCGCACGGCTGGCCGCTGCGGGCGATGGTGCCTGCGAGAGTGGAGGCATGGTGAGCGTCGAGACCCTGCTCCGGGAGAAGCTGCACCGCGTCCTGCTGATGGACGCGGACGAGGTTCCGACCGAGCACTTCTACTGGATCTACAACCGCTGGACGCTGTGCGGGCGAGACAAGACCCACGCGCAGCGGCTCTGGTTCACGCAGGGCAACCCGGTCTGTCTCCACTGTGAGGCTGTCGTCGGCCGGGTCGCACTCGAAGCGGCCAGGAAGCTGAAGGTCGCATGAGCACGTCCCTGCACGAGTTCCTGACCACCCCGGCCGGGGAGAAGCCCTGGCCCGAGCAGGTCAGGCACCTGTCCGCGTCGAGCATCGGGATGCTGTTCCGCTGCCCCCGGCAGTTCGAGCGGCGCTACCTGCACGGGGAGAAGGAGCGGCCCGGTGAAGCCATCGTGGTCGGCTCCTTCTTCCACGAGACCCTGGATCACAACTACAAGCAGAAGATCTCCAGCGGGGTCGATCTGCCCCTGTCCGATCTCGTCCAGTTCCACGGCGACGTAGCCGTCCCGAAGGTGCTGGAGGACGAGGGCGGGGTGGACAACATCCGCTGGGACACGAACCTGGACACGGCCCGCTCGGACTCCGAGCGCATCACCAGCGCCTACGCGCACACGGTGATGCCTCGGATCCAGCCGGTCGGCACCGAGTTCAAGTTCGACATCGACGTGGACGACGTGCCCGTGCCGATCATCGGCTACGTGGACGTGTGGGACGCCGACCGCACCCTCGATACCAAGACGGGCAAGCAGGCAGTCCAGAAGATCAAGCCGTCCTGGAGGCTCCAGGGCAGCCTGTACGCCTGGGCCACGGGGCGTCCCACCGAGTACCACTCGATCTCACGCGCCAAGACACCGAGGATCGTGACCGCCCTGGAGTCGGCGGACATGGTAGTGCCGCCCCCGAACGAGCAACAGGGCGCGCACATGCGTCACCTGTTCCGCCTGGCGGCGGCGCAGATCAGCTTCTACTACTCGCAGTACGGAGATGAGGGATGGCCCGCATCGGGGGCCGTCCCCGACTTCACCCGCAACATGCTGCCCTGCGACTACTGCGGCTGGAGGAAGGGCTGCCCCGCATGGGCCGATTGACCCGACAGAGAGGAAGGACATGAGTGGATTGAACGGCGACCTCCATCAACTGATCGAGGACGCGAAGCGGATGCACTTCCTGGCGGTCGAGCGGATGGAGAGCGCTCGGGCCGTGTACGAGAACTCGAAGGAGGAAGTGCAGAAGATCGAGCGGATCCTGAAGGCGGCTGGGGTCGAGGAGGAGAAGCCCGCCCCGAAGCCGAAGAAGGAGAAGCCCGTGCGCGTGAACGAGGAGACGCGGGCGAAGGTGCTGGCCGCGATCAAGGAGATCGGCTACGAGGACATGGCGATCCCTGGCGTGCGCGCGTCCTTCACCGCCTCCATGCTCGCGGAGCGAACACCCGACCTACACCAGTCCTCGGTGCGGACGGCGATCAACAACCTCCGAGACGAGGGGATCATCCGCGCGGTCGGCCTGGTGCCGAACAGTCCGCGCAAGGCACCGATGGCCTACACGCTGGGAGCGGGGAATGAAGCGAGCGAGTAGCGACCTCCAGATCAGCGCCTTCTCCGACCGCGAGATCATGGCGGCGATGAGCGACCTGAACGGGACGGGGGATGTCCTCGCCTCCGACCTCGGGCTGCGCCTGTTCGGGCTGACCGACCGAGACGACGAGGACGTGCGGAGGCACGCCACCCGCTGCGTCTCCTCCAGGCTGACCTGGATGCGGCGCTACGGCCTGGTCGAGAAGGGCGACGAGAAGGGAGCCTGGCTTCTCTCCGAGACGGGGAAGGAGTTGTTCGCGTCCCGCCTCGGTCGCTCCTTCTCGACGGCGATCACGCACACGCCGAAGGAGTCCGTCCTCGACCTCGCTCACCAGGTCGGGATGCGGATGGTCAAGGAGAACACCGTGGGGGCGCGTGCGATGCGCCGGGAGTTGCAGCACCAGATCATGCGGAGGAAGTGGCGGTGACGGGCTGCATCGAGCGCGACTTGCATCAGGGCAATCGCTACGCCCGGATCGGCCAGCGCAAGGCTCACCGCGTTGCCTGGGAGGAGCGGCATGGGCCGATCCCGGATGGGCTGGAACTTCACCACGTCTGCGAGAACCCGGCGTGTGTCAACGTCGATCACCTTCGACTCGTCGCGCGCTCCGAGCACCAGCGGATCCATAGGAACACGGACACCTGCAAGAACGGACTCCACGCCATGACCGAGGAGAACATCCTCTGGTCGTCCCGAGGAGAGCGGCTATGCCGTGCCTGCAATAACGCACGCTGGCACCGCTGGAAGGAGGGGACGACATTACGCTCGCTCCGTTAGTCGCGCCCGAGATTCGGGGACTGGACGGCAAGCCGGGGGACGTGACGGGAGAGTGCGTCTCCCCCGGCTGCCATTCGCAGGCCCAGCATCGCCACCACCTGTGGCCACGCTCGTACCTGCGCGGTCAGCCCTACGAGTGGGTGACGGTGTTCGGGCGGACGATGCAGAACTCGGTGGGCCTCTGCGTTGCCTGTCACTCTGCGGTCACAGGTGACGTAGGGGGCCACCGAGCGCACATCCGCTACAACCCCGACATCTCGATCTTCGAGTGGTGGGCGAAGAAGCTGCGACTGACCGAGGATCCCGAGACGAGAGTGGTTGGCGCAGAGGAGACCGACTGGTTCTACGTCGGCCCGATCAAGAAGCAGCGCTTCATCGACGCCCAGCCAGAAGCGCGACGGATAAGGGCACAGGAGGGGCTTTGCCCAGAGTGCGGACGGCCCCTCGCTGACCACACCCAGAAGCACCCTCCTGGCCCGAAGCGGAAAGTTACAACCTGGTCGGTCGTCGTACCAGATGACGGCGAGGTTGGCTCCGACGTGATGGACGATCACGTCGAGGAGTTCGCCCTGCTGCTCGGCTTCGGGGACGCGGCCACCAGGCTGAAGCGCTACCACGTCCTCGCCCTGGTCTTGGCCTGGGCAGCGATGAACAAGGAGCAGTTCCTCCGCGACCTGGAGGAAGCGGAGTTCTTCGCCTCTACAGGTTGACGCGGCGGACGTCGGTGATGCCCGCGAAGGTGTTGAGGTTCTGGTACTGGACGACCGAGCCGGTGTGCGGAGAGACCAGGCACTTGCCGTTCCCGGCGTAGATCGAGACGTGCTTGCCCCCGTTCGAGATCACCAAGTCTCCAGGCTTCAGCGCGTCACCCTTCACCGACTTCCCCATCTGGGCGATGTTCCACGTCGTTAGACGTGGCCCGGAGTAGCCCCGCTGCCGTGCGGCCCAGTCGATCAGGCCCGAGCAGTCGAACCCGCCTTCGGCCCTCGACTCCGCTCCCCAGACGTAGGGCTGGCCTAGCTGCTTCGCCGCCGTCTGAACGAGTCCTGCTCCTGCCCCGGTGCGGGCAGCCCCGGTAGGGGCTGCGACCGTCTTGCCCTTGCCGGGAACCTGCTTGACGATCTGCTTGACGACGCCGGGGAGGGTGCGAGAGAAGCTGCGCTCGGTCTGGGACTGCCCGATCAGGCTCGCCACGTCCACGTCCTGACCCGTGGCGAGACCCTGGAAGATCCCCTGGGCCAGCTTGCCGGGGTCGAACACCGTGTCCGTCCAGCGCTCCACCTTCGGCTTCGTCCGGGTCGTCTGCACGACCGAGCGGGGGCGACCGGGCACGACCACGTTCGCCACCGCTGCGCCAGGGGAGGCAGGACGAACGGGGGCGGCGACGTACTTCGGGTTGAGCGTGCCGTACACCGACTGCACGCCCCGCTCCCAGGCCGGGTCGGTTGCCCAGCGTGAAGCCTTCCCCGCCATGATGTCCGCGATCCCGTGGACGCCCCAGTTCGCCAGCGTCGAGGCTCCGTAGCGGTACTGGTTCTCGATCCCCCGGTACTTGTTCAGGATCCCCGAGTCGGTGACGCCGTAGCCGAGCACGAAGCCACCCTGGGAGGGACGCCCAGCGCCCGCTCCTCCCCACTGGGTCTCGTGCCCGCCGATGGCGAGCAGCAGGCGGGGGTCTACCCCGTACTGCTTGCCGTACTTCTGGGCGAGCGAGACCTGGAGCGGGGGCGGGTTAGCCACCGCCCTGAACCTCGCTGCCGTAGTCCTCGTTCACCCTGAAGGGGACGACGCGGGTGGAGCGCATCAGCGTGTGCCAGAAGTCGCGGTCGGTGTACAGGCGCGAGGGCTGGCGACGGAGGAGAGCCTGCGCCATCCAGGGCGGCAGGGACAGTTCGGAGTGGAAGATCGAGGCGGCGTTCGCAGGGCGACCGTACTGGTTGCGCCCTTGCGCTGCTTCGACCGCAAGCTGGGTGAGCGGGTTCTGCATCCCGAACAGCGTGTTGATCCCCGTCACCGGGTTCTGCCCCAGATTGGTCGCCGTGCCGAGGATGTCCGCGAGCGGCTGGGTCGGGGCCATCGAGCCGATGGGCATGTAGCCGCCGAACATGCGCGCGTAGGTGTCTGCCCAGTCGGGCAGTCCCTCGGGCCGGGGGCCGAGGATCTCCTCGGCCGCGTTCTGGCCGATCCGCCCCGACTGCATCAGCGCCGCCGTCGTCAGCGGGCGCTCGCCGCCGAAGATGAACGGGTACTTGACCGAGGCCCGGATGAAGGGGTAGAGGAACACGAACCGGGTCAGCCAGGACTTCTCGAACGAGGACATCGAATCGAAGTCGAGCATCAACTGTTCGGCCTCGTCCCGGATCGCGTGCAGCTTCTTCTCCGCTGCCTCCCGCGCCGCCTTGTCCCCTCGCTGCACGGCGTCGTTCAGCAGCTTGTCGATCTCGGCGTCGGTCGAGATCCCGCGCTTGCGAGCAGCCTGCTTCCAGGCCATCGTGCGGAAGGTGTCGTCCACGATGGCCCCGGCGTGCTGGCCGACTGTGTGCCACATCCGGGAGACGCCCTTGCCTGCGACCTCCGCGCGGCTCTCCCCTCGCCTCGGCTTGACCACGTTCCTGATCGAGGAGCCGACCCTGCTCCCCGGCTCATCGAAGAACAGGTCGTGCTGGGAGAGCGGCCCGGACGTGCGGCCCCTGCCCATCTCGTGCGCGATCCGCTGCCAGCGGTGGTCGGCGTCTCCCGATCCGAGCGCCTGCTTCATCCCGTTCTGGAAAGCCCAGCGGAAGTTCCGCCAGGCCCGAGGATCGGAGATCGAGAGCATGAAGGCGTTGCCGAGCATGTTCGCCGTGTAGAAGCCGGGGTTTCCGTACAGAAGCAGACCCCGCTGGGTGTCGAGGGCGGCGTCCACGAGCGCGAGCGCGCCCGCTCCCCGGTTGCGGGTCGCAGCCCCCGGCGTCTTGCCGGTCAACTGCACCATCAGGTCGTCCACGAACTTCTTGTCGATCTTGTACAACTGCCGCGCCCTGCCCGAGCCGAGTCGCCTCGACTCCTGATCGCGCCAGAGCGCGATCTTCTGCTGGTCGTCGGTCAGGTAGTCGTCGGCGTGCTGCTTGATCGTCTGCCTGAGCGTCTCGGGATCGTTCGCGGCTTCGAGCGCGTCGTAGAGCGGCTGGTCGGTGCCCGTCCCCGCCTTCTTGATGACGTACTGGCTGGCCACGTCGGGCACGTCGCCGGGGAACATCGGCTCGGCGTGCTCCAGCAGGAAGTCGCGGATGTTGTTCGAGCGCTGGAGCATGACCAGGCGGTTCATGTGGTCGATCAGCAGGCGCGGGTCGAAGTTGATGAGGCCCGAGCGGAGCAGGCGCAGGTCGTTGCGCTTGTACAGTGGCTCGCGTGCGGGCACGTAGTCCCCGATGTCCCGGTTCGCACGAGGGATTCCCCGCGACGTGTTCGTCCCGGTCATGTCCGAGGCGCGGGAGCGGTGCGGCATGTAGAAGTCGGGGATCGCATCCGGGGCGGTGCGGTGCTCCGCGAACAGGGAGGCGAAGGCGTCCTGCACGTCCTGGGGGATCGGCTTGCCCTCCTCCTTCAGCTTCCCGAACAGGTCGCGCATCCACTGGCCGATCCGCTCGAAGGCGGCGGCGACGAGCCGGTTCGGGGAGGCACCTGAGCGGAGCCAGCGCTCGAAGTCGCGTGCAGCATTCTCGTGCGCGGCCGAGTCCCACTCGTCCATCGCCTTGCCCGCCCCGTAGTAGTGCTCCAGCACGGCCCGATGCTCGCCCTCGATGTCGGGCATCGAGATGTGGAACAACTCGTGCATCATCGTGGACAGGTCGGCCTGCTCGAACAGGTGGACGACGCTCTTGCTGTCCCCGAGGAACTCGGCCGCGCCCTTCGGCAGCTTCAGCCAGTCCGGTTGACGCTGGTACAGACGCCTCGGCTTCAGCGCCCCCGCCTTCGCCTCCTTGCTGGTGAAGTCGAACACCGTCCCGGCCATCTCCCCCTCCCGGCCGAGCACGTCAGTCTGGGTGGCGTAGTGGCCCCGGTAGGCGTTCTCGACCATCTTCCCCTCGACCCCGATCATCTGCTTGATCTGCTCGGGGATCCGCGTCTCGTACTCGTGCGAGTAGAAGGAGTCCTTGTCGAACAGGTCGCTGGAGAGACGGCGAGCCTCGGCCCCGGTCTCTCGCATGGCGATGTCCTCCCAGTCGGGGCGGTACAGCCCGCCGCCGTGCAGGTTGCGAATGTGCTGGACGTGGCGGTCGGTGACGATGATCTGGTCGATGTTGTCCTCGGCGGCGTGGCGCAGGACGCGGTTGATCGCCAGGTCGCGGGCCTGGATGTGCGACTGAGCGGCGGGCGGCGTCCCCTCGGGGTTGTCGTCCAGCACCCCCATCTCGTCCGAGAGCAGCGCGTACTCGTGCTCCAGCCGACGCAGTTCGGCGTCCGCTGCCGAGATCTCCTCCCCGTCCAGGCTGTGTTCTTCAAGCTGGTTCAGCCGGGTGCGGGCGTCCTCGACCTCCTGCTGTTTGTCCCGCCAGCGCCGGTAGACATCGGACATCGCATCCGCGAACTCGTCCTCCGAGTCGGGACGGCCCCGCCACTCGCGGCCCGCCTTCTTCGCCTTGCGGTAGTCCGAGGCCCAGTCGGTCTGAACCTCCTCGATCAGCAGCTTGCGAACGCCGTCCTCCTCGAATACGTGGAAGCGGACGTGGCCGATGATGTTCGAGGCGTCCGCGCCGAGCACGTCCTCCCAGTGGGTCGCGCCCGACCCCCGATAGGTGATGTCCCTGGTCTCGCCGGGGATGCGGAACACGATCTCGTGGTACTCGCCCAGTTCCGGGGTGCGAGAGACGAGAGACAGATCCTCCTCGGAGGCCGACCCCGCCCAGTTCGTCGGGTACCCAGCCTCGTCCGCAGCGTGCGTGTTCACGAAGTGGTGCTCCTCGACGTTGTAGGCGTTCAGCGGGTTGGCCAGATGCTCCTGAAGCTGGGCCTGGGAGATCATCTCGTTCTTGCCGTGCCGCTTGAAGAACAGGTCGAGGCCCGAGTTGTAGAACTCCTCCTGGCTGATCCGCTCGCGTAGCTGCTTCTCCACCTGCCCGGACTGGCGCAGCGGCTTGTCCCCCCAGCCCTCGGTGATCTCCTTCTGGGCCTGGGAGTAGTAGGCGCTGTGCTCGGCCGGGTCGAGCACGTCGCCCTCGATCAGGTCTGTCGTCCCGAACTCGGGGAAGTCCTGGTAGAGCGTGTTCGGGTCGCGCGAGGCGATGTTCTTCAGCATCGTGTCGCTCGACGCGCCCACCTTGTCCCGCCACCACGCCTCCACGCCCTTCGGGTAGCGCGCGGCCACGGCGTCGTAGGCGGTGACGCCAGCAGCGACCTGCTCGTCCGGGATCCCTCGCTTCTTGGCGAGAGAGATGAAGGCTTCCCGCTCGGGGGCGATGGTGCCTGGGCGGTTCACGTCCACGTAGCGGCGGACAAGACCCTGGCGCTGGTCGAGCACGTCGTGGGTGCCCTGGATCGCATCCTCCAGGGAGGTCTTGATCCGGGCGTGGTCGTCGCGCGCCCGCTCCAGCAGCTTCGGGTCGGTCAGCTTCCCGTCCGCCTCCAGCTTCTCGAACTGGCGCACCCTGTCCGCCGCCCGCTTCAGGTCGTTCGAGTAGGCGGTGAACCCGGCCTCGTCCAGGTGGATGTGCCGGTTCAGGTTGGAGATGTGCGTGGCCGCTTCGTAGGCGCGGTGGTAGTGCTTGTTCGGCTTCGCCTTCATCGCCTGCTCGACCTCGTTCAGACGGGCCTGCTTGAAGGCGTCGGTCTGCGCGTCCCGGACTGTCCTCGGCTCGGCCTTGTACTCGTCCGAGAGGATCGAGTGCAGCTTCCCGATCTCCTCGCTGACGCGGGCATCGTGGGCGGCGTGCTCGGCCACGTCCGCAGTCCTGGCCGCTTCGCCCATCAGGTGCGCGGGTCGGTTCACAAGCTGCCCCTCCAGGCTGAGGCGAGTAGCGAGTGCTGGGGACAGCTTCCCGAAGGACTCGACTCCCGGTACCGAGCCGAATACCCGCTCCAGATCCCGAGCCGTTCGGATCGCGTTCCCCCGTGTCACCCGTGCGCGAGCACCGACCACCTTCAGGTTCGGGAACGCCTCCGAGAGCGCATCCCCGATGTGCTGCGCCCCCCGTCTGAGCGGTGCGCGGGAGAGCGGCTGCTCGATAGCCGCCTCCCCTCCTGTCGGCAGCTTGTACTTGATCTTCCGGGTCTCGGGGATCCCCTTCGAGATCGCTCCCGGCTCGTGGTACTCGGCCTTGATCGCCTTCGCCTTCTCGATGGCGCTCAGTTCGGAGAACGCCCGCCCCCCGAACGCCTCCAGTTCCCCCGCCCTGGTCAGGGCGGCGAACGCCCGCGCGCCAGCGGCCATCGGCACGGCTGCGCCCACGATGGTCATGGCGTCCGCGAAGTTGTAGGTCGGGTTCTGGGCGGCGTAGACCTTCCAGTCCTCGCCGTAGCGCTTCTTGTAGTCCTTGATCGTCGCCTTCAGCAGCGCCTTGCCGCTCTTGGCCTCCTCGTGCTTCAGGCGGGTGAGGAAGCTGCCTGTCGCCTCGACGCCAGAGGGAAGCGCCGGGGCGAGGCCCGTCCGCCTGCCCCGAGCGGTGCCGCCCATCATCGGCGGCAGCGTCCCTCGGATCGCGTTCTCCAGCGGGGTGATGGCGAGTGCCTGTACGCCTTCGGCAGCGGCGACCGGGTATGACTTCAGATCCTTGTAGGTCGCCTTCGGGTGAGCGGCCATCTGGTAGGGCGAGGAGAGAAGCGCCTGCCCGACGTGGCCGACCTTGCGGGGGGTGCCCTTGCCGTGGCCGAGCAGGTAGAAGGGCAGGTAGGTCGCCGCCAGCGGCCCCATCAGCGGCAGTTCCGCGACCCCCGGATGGGTGATGTCGTGGACGAGGCCGCCGAAAAACGAGCGGTGCGGCTTCGCCATCTCGACGGCGCGCGGCGAGCCTGCGCGCGGCGTGCGCCGGGATGCCGGGGACGCGGCAGTCCGCGTGCGGGTGCTCGCTCCGCTGCGCGGCGTGCGCGCCATCTACAGCCCTACGGCGTGGAGGATCTGCTGGATCAGCCGGTCGAAGTCGCCGTACTGCTCGTTGCGAAGCTGGGTGTTCAGGGTGTTCAGCAACCCCTTGTAGTGCTGCGGCCCCTTCACCTTCCCGTACTGCTTGTTGTACGCAGCCTGGATGACCTGCTTCTCGTACTGCGAGAAGAAGGGACGGCCCTGGTCTCCCCGGTCGTAGAGCGCGTCGAGCGCCTGCCGTGCCTCGGCCTCCGGGATCTTGTTGCGGAGCAGAGCGCGGAGCGCTGCCGTGTACTGCATCCGCCCGGTGCCGTAGGTGGAGGCGTCGTCCGGGTTGAACTTGCCCGTCTTGGTGATGGGCACCCGCTTGCCGCCCTGGTTGCCGTAGCCGTAGAACATGTCGGAGGCAAGCTGGTTCGCCTTCTCCGCGAGCCGCTGCTGCTGGCCGGGAGTGAGTTGCTTCGAGGCCGAGGAGAGCATCGAGGAGGGGATCTTCTTCCCGGCCGCGTCGAGGATCGGCTTGCCGTCTCTGCCGATCACGAAGCCCTTGGCCCTCGACCCGTTCACGTCCACCTGCCCTGCGGCGATGGCGTCCTTCAGCGCCGCCCGCAACTCCTTCTGCTGGGCGATGGTCAGGTTTCCCTGGGAGATGGCGATGCGGGCGGCGTTCGCAGCGGCGGCGTTGTCGATCCGCTGCTGTCCCTGGTCGAGGCGGATGGCGGTCGCCTTCGCGTTCACCTTCGCGGTCGCCGCCTTGCGGTTCTCCGCTGTCACCGCCAGCCCGTACTTGCGATCCTTGTCGCGCATGGCGGCAACGTCCCGCGCGTACTGCGCGGCCAGCTTCGCGCTCGCCTGGGCGTTCGCCTGCTTCTGGGCGATCAAGCCCTGGACGAGGGTGAGTGACTTCACTCTGGCGTCGGCGGCGTCCTGCTTGTACTGGTGGTAGAGGTCGATCCGCCCCGAGGCGAGCGCGTTGATCGCGTCGGACTCCTTCCCCCGGAGATCCTGGAGGGTGGAGTGCAGTTCGGCCTCGGCCTCCTGGGTCGCGCGCAACGCCTGGGAGCCGATCATCCCGGCCAGGCCGAAGTTCGCCGCCTCGCCCTGGGTGCCGAACATCTGCGCGGCCAGCGTCCCGCCCCGGTAGTCCTCGACTCCGCGCTGGGTCTCGCCGCCGACGCCGAACGTTCCGCCCTCAGCGACGGGGGCGTTCCCGAGCGAGGCGAGACCCGCGTTCGCGGCCTTCACGTCGCCCGCCGTGGCACCGGCCGCGTTCTTGGAGAGGCCGTGAGAGAGACCCTTCATCTCCGAGGCGGCGGCGTTGAACTCGCCGCCGACCGAGGCGAACAGATCCTTGTTCATCGCGGCGGCTGCCTGGCCTGCGAGCGACTGGGCCTGCATCGTCGCCAGCGCGTCGGCGCGCTGCCTGGCGTACATGTCCTCGATCATCTTCTGCTGCGCGGAGATCTGCGCGTTGATCTCGCGGTTGATCCGCGCCTCCTGCTGGGCAGGGGTCTCGATGGTGCCGTAGATCTGCTTGATGATCGAGTCGATGGTCGGCATCCCTCCTGCCGCCGTCCCCGTCTTGGCTGCTGCTGCCGCCGCTCCCGGCGCTGCGTAGTAGCCCTTCCCCTTGGTGAAGCCGAGATGCGTCCCGGTCGGCAGCTTCCAGCCGCCCTTCGCCGGGACGAAGGTGTGGTAGTCGATCCCGCCCCCAGCAGCAGGCCCGAGCGGAACGTAGGGGCGCGAGCCGACAGCCAGCGCGCCAGCGGGAGGGCGGTAGGTCGAGGGCAGCCCCGCGAACGACGGGATTACGGTGCCCGTCTGCCAGTCGTAAGGCATCAGACGCGAGGGTTCAGCCAGCTAAGGTCGCCGGGAACGCCCATGCCGGGGCCGACCCACCACGGCTGGTTCTGGCCCTGGTCTCCGGGGATCCCGGAGGGGACGATCCAGCCGTTGCCCTGACCCGGCATCGCCCAGACGCCGCCCGTGTAGCTACCCCAGAAGTCGTCCCAGTTCGGGGACGTTCCCGGCTGCGCGGGCGTGGGCGGGTACATCTGCGCGAGGCGGGCGGCGGCGGCGGCGCGGGCCTGCGCGACCCCGGCGGCAAGCTGCGCCTTCAGCGAGGTCAGGTTCGAGAGTCCCTGCTGGCCCCCGGAGAGGAAGTTCCGTAGCCCCTCGTAGCGGGCCTGCTCTGCCTGGTTGATCGTGTCGGTCGCGGTCGCCGTGGTCGTGCCCCCGAGCGAGAGACCGCTGGAAGCGAGAAGGGCGTCGTTGGCCGCGTTCGCCTTCGCCTCCTGCTGCTTGATCGTCGCGTAGGCGCTGTACTTGTTGTCGATGGCCTTCTGGATCGTGTCCTTGTCGATGTACTTCGAGAAGTCCCCGAGGCCGTTCTCCTTGGTCAGGTCTCCCGAGTAGCCCAGGTCGATGAAGTTCTGGCGAAGCTGCTGCTGGAAGGCGGCGCGCGCCGCTGCCATCTGCGAGGCCATCGCGGACTCGGCAGCCTCGACCTCCCAGGAGCCGCCGATCATCGAGCCGTAGTCGGGGATGTAGGCGGGCGTGGCCGCTGTCCCCTGCGGAAGCTGGATCGTCGGGATCACCCCGCCTGTCGCTCCCTGCTGATCCTTCGGGGTGGAGTAGCCGCCGCCAGCGGGATGCTGGAAGTCCCCGCCGTACCAGGAGCCGGGGCCACCAGGGGTCTGCGCCCCCGCCATTCGCGGCCTCGGCCCGAAGTAACTCATGTACCCCTGTCCGCCCCTGGCGAAGGGGTTGGCCGTGGGCTGGTACTTGCCCACGGTGAGAGGGATCGCCATGCGAGAAGTGTAGATCGGTCAGAGGACGGCTTAGGTGGCCGAACTGCGCCCGGTGGTGATGACGTACTGGATCCCGGCGAACGAGGGCTTGTCCTGGTCGTAGCCACCGGACGTGCTCCCGCCGACCGAGTGGTTGTGGTTCGGGGCGCTGGAGACGCTGCCCGAGACCGAGTGGCCATGCGCTCCCGCGTAGCCGGTGCTCACGTTCCTCGGATCGACCGTGTTGAACGGAGACCCCTGGGTGCCGCCGATCTCGTAGCCCTCGATCCAGGCCGCGACCTCGGAGTGGGCGTGGTTGTCCACGTTCGACACGCTCCCCGACCAGGAGTGGCTGTGGCCCCCGGCCTGAGACGTGTTCCCGGAGAAGTCGTGGTGGTGGTTCGGCCCGCCCCGGTTGCCGAGGCTCTTGCCGTCCGTCGCTCCGAGCGAGACGACCGAGCCGACCCCGTACAGCGCCCGGTCGCGGAGGTCAGGCACCTTGAAGGTCTGCCCGTCCGATGATCCCCAGACGACGCCGATGGCGTCGAACAACTCCTTGTAGTCGGCGCGCGAGATCGACGCCCCGTTGCAGGGCAGGCAGTCCTTCCCGTAGGTGTTCCCGGCGTAGGGGAGGATGATCCCGGCCGGGAGCAGAGAGGGGTTGGTCGAGCCGCCGCCTGCTCCCCCGCCGATGATCTGCGACTGGCTGACCTTGAAGTCCGAGTTGTCGAGGAAGTCCTCCAGCCAGCGACGAAACTCGATGGGGAAGTAGGTCGGGTCGCCCAGCAGCTTGACGACCATCTTCTGCTCATCCTCGGTGAGGGCGACCTGGCTGGCCTCACCGGGAGTGACCCTGAAGGCGATTCCGCCTGCGTCCTGGCCGTTCGCGCTCAGGAGACCCTGCCTCTATCGACAGGCCCGTTCTCGATAGCGATGTCGTAGAGGCGAGACATGTGCGAGGGGAGCACCTGCTCGACATGCACCTGGATCCCGTAGCCCGGTCTACCGACCGGGAGCCGCTTGCGGTCGTACAGGTTCGAGAACGGCAGCCCACCGATGTCCACGAACGAGTCGAGCACGACCGGCGTTAGCCGGTAGCCGACCTGAAGCACGTTCCCGGCGAAGGGCGGCTGCTTCTGGGTGGCGTGCGAGACGTAGACGAAGCGCATCCGCTTCTGCCCCTCCGGGCCGAGCGAGACCCAGGGCAGCGTGATCCTCGGCAGCACCGGGCGCTGGTTGCCATCGACGGCATCGGGGAAGGTGCCTCCCGGAACGTCGGGGTCTACGTCGGTCAGGCCCGAGTAGATCGGAGAGACGCGAGCGAGCCGGTAGGCGTAGGCCGCGTTCGGCTGGTTCATGTAGTCGGTGCCGAACCACAGTTGCTCCGCGCCCGTCGAGGAGGGGATCAGGCACGTCCCCGCCATGTTCGAGAGCGTGTACCAGGTGCGGTTGGCGAGGTCGCAGACGAAGGTGTAGGGGCGATCCGAGCGGGGAGTCGTGCCGTCCCACTGGGTCAGGATCGAGCAGAACAGGTAGTTCAGGTAGATGCCGCAGGAGACCTGCGTGCCCGAGCGCTTCAGCCCGTACAGGTAGCGCCACACCTGGCCGATCCCGCCCTGGTCGGTGAGCGAGCGGATGGTCGAGCCGTCCGTGAGCATCACCCCGTGCGAGCAGGCCCAGATCAGGTTCTCCTGCCAGGGCACGACCGAGGCGGGATCGACGCAGCCGAACTGGTCGGAGAGCACGTCCTTGGTCGTGTCCATCCCGTCGCGCTGGGTCAGCACCCCGTCCGGGGGGATCGTCCCGCCCTTGATCCGGGAGGTCATCCCGTCGTGAAAGACCATGCAGACGTTCGCCATCGGCCCGAGCGCGGTGACGGCGCGATCCATCCCCAGGGAGGCTCCCGTCACCCAGTCGGAGAGCGGCCCGTTCGGGGCCGAGGAGCCGAAGGGCGGTGCCCAGCGCACGTACTCGGGGTTGGCCGGGTCGCCTGCGGCGATCAGCCTCCCCTTCCAGACGGCGAGCAGCCTCGCCTTCGGCGTGTTCGCCCCGGCCAGCGCGCCGATGGCGACGGTGGTGCCGTCGTAGGTGACGTACTTCGGGTTGGAGAGACCCTGTGCGTCCGCGAAGTACACCTTGTCGAAGAAGAAGCGGCCGTTGTGCAGGGTGGAGGCGAACAGCGCCCCGACCGCCGTGGCTGGCACCGAGCCGGTCATCGACGTGATCCTCGGCTGGTCGTACAGCGTCGGGCCTGCGTGGACGAGCAGCTTCTCGCCCTGCTTGTACACGGCGTCGATCCCGCCCCAGATCGTCCCCGCCAGCGAGGTCGCGGTCAGGAACGTCCACGGCCCTCGCCCCTCCAGTTCGGCCCCGCGCTGGCTGGGGATGTAGTCCACCAGATCCCAGACGTAGCCCTTCGGCATCGCGTCCACCGAGAAGTCACGGGCCATCCCCTTGACCCGGCCAAGGATGCTGGTCGGCTTCGCCACCTAGCCCCCGATGTAGGAGCCGCTCTCGGAGAGCGCGCCGAGGTTGTTCGTCAGGTCTCGGCGCGGGTATCCGTGCGGGGTGACACGCTTGGAGAGGATCCGCTTGATCCGAGCGATGTCCCCCTCGGTGCCGTCCTTGCCCTCGTAGGCGAACCGCCACTTCTCGCCCATCTGCGACTGCTCATGCTGGGTGTACTCGCCCGCCTTCCAGCAGGCGTAGTTGACGACGGCGGGGTGGAACTCTGCGGGCAGCCCGCCGAAGCTGGGATTCGAGGGGTCGTCCGCGTTTATCGTCATCTGGTTCGGACGGAAGATCCCGTATGCCCGCACCTGAATCCCCGTGCTGGGGACAGGCGAGATCCAGAGCAGCGGCTCCTCGTAGGCGAAGCCGTAGGAGCCAGCAAGCTGCGCGAGGCTCGCATCCTCGCGGGTCAGGCGCGGCAGGAAGCCGTAGGCCGGGTGCTCGATGTCGAGCAGGGCGAGGATGTCCGTGGACATGTCGTGGATCGGCGTGTTCTCGGTCAGGGTCAGGGTGATGACCCTGGTGAAGGGGCGGGTGCGGACGATCACGTCCAGCAGCCCCTCGTTCAGGTACGCCCTGATGAACTGGGTCTCGTCGTGAGAGACGATCTCCTGCATCCCCATCGTGTACTTCACCCGGTCGATCATCTGGCCGAAGTTCACGAGGCCACCTTCAGCGCGTTGATGAAGGTCGAGAAGCCCGCGCCCTGGGGCTGGGCGACGTTGTTGGCGAGGAACTTGCCGTTGGCGCGGGAGTTGTAACAGGCGAGCCGCACGCTCGTCGTCGCGGCGAAGGTGGCGACCGCGCTCGCCGTCCAGAATCCGTAGACGCTGGCCGTGAGCGATCCCTGGTCATTCGCGGCGAGGACGTTGGTGCCGTCCCAGAGTCGCAGAGTGACGGTGCCCGCGCCGCCCGCCCCCTGCTGAAAGAGAACCTGGGCGAGGATCAGCCAGGTACCTGCGCCGAGCGAGATCGAGTGGCCGTCCGTCCAGGTGTTCGTGCTGGCGATAGTGAAGTCGGTCATCAGCCGCGCCACCTGCGTCTCCATCGAACTCGCCCCCGTAGACCAGGGCGCGGGAGTCTCCCCGGTCGAGGGGCGCAGGGCCATGTAGGAGATGCCGTTGTAGGTGACGACATCGCCCTCCTTGTAGGCGGTTGCCGCTGCGTAAGCGCCCGCCCAGCGCAGGTCGATGGAGACGGGAAGCTGCGCTGCGGGCACCTTGCCGCCCGAGTCGAGCGAGGCGTAGCCGTTGACCGCGCCCTTGGCGGATGTGTCCTGCTTGCCGTTCAGGGTGGTCTGGAGGTTGGCGACATCGGAGATGGCGATGTCCGACCAGACCATCGCCCCGCCCACGCCCTTGATCCACTTGCCGTTCTGCACGGCAGGCGTGACCGGCCTGCCCTCCAGAGTGGTGACGCGGGTGTCGAGCGCGTTGACGCCATCGGTCGCCCGATCCACCCCGCCCTCGATGTGATCCATCCGGGCCTCATCGACGGGCGTGACCGTGTCCACCCAGTCGATAGGCACGTAGTCGGGGATCAGCGGCATCAGCGCTCGACCTCCATCCAGGCCGGGTCTGCGCCCGGATCGAAGGGCGTCGGCGGAACCCCGGAGGAGTCCGCGTAGACCTGCTGGCCGTCTGTTCCGTCGAAGTGCATCAGGAGCGCCGTGTACTGATCCCGAGTGTACGGCGCGGACGGGACGGTGAAGTTCGATGTCCAGCGGGCGATCCCCTTCGAGACCCGGAACTCGTCCACGTAGCCCTGGAAGTCGTTGCCCGAGGCACGGGCGTCCCCGAACAGCCTGACGGGTTGGCTGCTGTTCCAGAGGGTGATCGCGCCGATGTTCTGGGACGCACCGATCTGCGTGCCGTCCACGAAGAACATCAGCAGGTTGCCCGAGCGGACAAGGGCGAAGTGGTACCACTGGTTCAGGACGACGGTGAACGCCTGGTCGAACTGCACCCAGGTCGCACCGTCCGTGGAGAGGTAGACGGTGAAGCCGGGGGTGGCCGCGCCCATCACGTCCATCGTCCACTCGAAGGATTTGTCCGTCTGGTCGGTCGGGTTCTGCTGGGTGAACAGCGCCTTGCGGATGACCGTGAAGTAGAAGCGCCCCTCGACGGTGAAGTCACCTGCGCCGAAGGCGAAGTCGGCGTGGTCGGGAGTGGAGAGTGCGCGTCCGGTGCCACCCGAGCAGTTGAGCGAGGAGCCGCCGAACACGGACTGGGCGGTGGAGAGGGTCGGCGGGGTGACGGTGCTCGTGACGGCCTTGTTCGCCTTCCCTCCCGAGTCGGGGACGGTCTCCACCTGTGTCCAGGCGGGGGAAGCGATCTCCGCGTCGTCCACGTAGAAGGTGCCGCTGACCGCGCCGTTCGTCTTGATGTACAGCCGGGTGAAGGTGGAGCCGGTCGGCATCAGCGCATCGGCCATCACGAACTGCCACGCCCCCGTGCCCACGAAGTCCGTGCGCGCGGTCGTCTCGCCCCCAGGAGAGATGTGCAGGGAGAGCGCCAGTCCTGCGGGAGCCTTGACCCAGACGCCCCCGTGCCACCACTGATCCTCGGCAGCGGCGACCTGGTAGTAGGCACCCGCCGCGTCGGTCGGGGAGGCGACGACGACCTGGAGAGACGCGGCCCCGGAGTGCTTCTCGGCGGTGGTGCGGGAGATGGTCGCACCCCCTGTCGTCGTCCAGCCGCTCGTGTCCGCCTCGAAGCCGGGGTTGACGATGGAGTTCGCCGGGTAGGGCGAGCGCTGCTCCAGTTGCAGCCAGGCGTCGTTGCCGGGGTAGATCGTGCTCGGCTGAGGAGCGGCGAGGCCAGCAGCCTCGGGGACGACCAGCCCGCTTTCTTGCTCCACCCAGTAGCGAGGGTCGAGAACAGTGGTCACACGTACTCCACGGTGGTCGGCACCAGCAGGTCGCGGTCGGGATCGACCACGGTGGGGACGAGCGTGCCGTCGTCCTGGATAGCGGTGGGGACGAGCAGCCTGGACACGGGGACGGTCGGTACCAGGCCCGCCTTGCCCGCCTTGTGGATCGCCCCGCCCCGGAGGATCAACTGCGCCTTGCCGAACTTCGGAGACTGGCTGCGGTTGATCGTGAAGGGCTTGCCCGCCAGGAGCATCTGGGGCTTGCCGGTGATTTGACGCCCAGGCGTGACCGTGCGGAAGGTCTTGCCGTTCAGGTACAGCCCGGAGAGCGCGCCGGGTGAGGGGCGAACGGCGCTGGAGATGGAGAGGTCGAGGGCGTGGCCGAAGGGGACGCCCAGAACCATCTGCGCCTTGCCGGGATTGACCTGCTTCAGGTCGCCCGCGACGATGATGTTGAACGGCTTGCCGCGCAGGATTAGCTGCGGTTTCGACGGCTGGAATACGGGCGGGCCGACCTTGTGGCCGTCGCCCACCTTGAAGGTGCCGACGACCGCCCCGACGACGGCTGACTTCGGCTCTACTGCGGCCATCGCCCTATACGGGCGGGCCTGTCTTGATGCTCAGGAGGCCAGCCGTCCAGTCGATCTGGAACACGCCGTTGGCTACGTCGATGGGGCCACCGAAGTCGAGCAGCGCCCACAGCCACTTGTCCGTGGTCGTCATCTCGTAGACGATCCCGTACCGGCTGGTGAAGGTCGCTCCCGGCCCCCAGGAGAGGTCGTCCCCGAGCAGGTTGTACTCGTCTGCCGAGGCGTCGTAGGAGACGGAGCGGTTGGCGATCTGCTTGCCTGCGGCCGTGTAGCCGCCGCCCGATGCCAGTTCGCCTGTGGTCACGTCCGAGTAGCGAAGCTGCGTGTCGATGTTCGGCACGAACGCGGGCGTCATCAGGATCACGCCCATCTGGGTCGGCACCCACATCCGGGCGATCAGCCCGGTCGCAGCCTGCCCGTACCACTGGGAGGTCGCGGCCATGAGGAAAGGCTAGAGGTCTCGTCGGACGTGGATCTGGGGCTTCGGAACAAAGAACTCCCGCTCCAGCCGCCCCATCTCCTTGTCGATGAATCCCTCCGCTCTCATCTGTTCGACCTCCCCCACGAAGTCCTGCTCCAGTTGCCTGCGCTGAAGCGCCTTGACCGGGAAGCAGCAGATCGGACATTCCACGGGGAAAGACCCGAGACCGTGTGGCCCGAACTCCTCCAGGCAGGAGGCGCAGCGGTAGCCCTGCCACATCTGCTCCATCCACTCCTTCGGGATGGTCAGCCGCGACTCGCGCATCTCCCGGCCGTCCGGGAGCACGCGCTTCCTGTGGGTCGGCTCGATCTCGATGTTCTCCCAGTCGCTCACGCGCTGATGACGTTCTCCTTCTGGAGTTCGATGGTCGTCTCCAGCGCCTCGATGATGTTCGCGCGCCGGGGGCCGAAGCTGCGCTCGTAGTGGAGCACGAGCGGCAGGTCGTGGCCGTCCTCGATCAGCTTGACGACCAGCATCTCCACGTCCGGGCCGTCCCAGGTGTCGTAGGCGGGGAAGGGGGCGGCGATGGGCTTGTCGGAGACGAGGATCAACTCCTGGGTGGAGACCTGCGCCGCCTCGGTCAGCCGGGACTCGACCAGGGCGAGCATCTCCTCGTCCCAGTGGTTCTCCTGCGCCGCCTCCTGGCTGTCGAACACCGAGAGGCGCTGCATCGGATCGGTCGGCGTGGCCTCGTCCTCCCCCTGAGTGTTGCCTCGGAAGTCGAAGTGCTTGATCGCCTGGGCGACCTCGTTCTCGTAGATCATCCCGCCCGAGTGGACGGGCACGAACTCGGCGTAGATCGGCTCGACCAGAACTTCGACCGTGCCGTCGCCCTGCCCGCGCTGGCGCTGCGGGCGCACCTGGAACTTGTACAGCGGGTACTGGCTGATGAAGCGCATCTCGCCTCCTGTGTATCGGTGGGGGAGCCTCCTGCGGGGTACTCCCCCACCGATTCTGTCAGGGCTAGGCGATGCCCGTCAGGAGTCCGTGCGTGCGCTCCTGCGCGACCGTCCAGGACATCTCCGCGAGGTACTCGGCTGCCACCCTGTCCTCACCCGGCCCCTGCCGGTTGGTGAGCAGCTTCGTGTCGCGGTCGCGGAGCGGCCTGCGCTCCACGTTCGACATGTCCACGACGAACAGGTTGCCGTTGTAGCCGTTGGCCCCGGAGGGGTAGTTGGCCCACTCCTTCTTGACCACGACCGGCAACTGGTAGCCGAACACGCCCGAGATGAAGCCGTCCACCTTGACGCCGTGGACGTTCTCGTTCGTCGGCTTCCAGAACGCGCCCTGCCCTGCCCGGTTGAACCGGGAGATGTAGTACGCCCCGACCGTCCCGGTGAAGATCACCTTGTCGGACGATCCCTTGGCGAGGACAGTCGCCAGGAACAGGTCGAGGAAGTCGGACGTGAGTTCGCCGCCGACGTTCTGCTTGTTCGTGGCGATGAACTCGATCAGCCCGCCTGCGAAGCCGGTCGGCTCCGAGCCTGCCGACCCCGCGACGTAGTTGCGGGCACCGAAGAACCCGTTGTGCTCGATCTGCCGCTTGAACTCCACGGCCTTCCGTGCCGCCTCCTTCGCAGGCTCGCCGCCGCCGTACAACTCGATGGCGGTGGCGGTGCCCGTGAACGACCACGGCTCACGGAAGATCTCCGTGTAGTTGTAGCCGAGCACACGCGCGCTGTACTTCGGCTGGCCGATGTTCGCGCCCTGCGGGTACGCGGTACCCACGAACAGCAGCTTGTCGCCCGAGTTGCCCGCCGCGTTCGTCCCCATCGGGACGACGGTGAGCGACCCTGCCGCGTTCGCAGAGACCTTCATCGGCTGACCTGTCCGCATGTTGCGGTACACGTCGTTGGGCTGGACGGAGAGGCCGTCCTGTGCCGAGACCACCACGGTCGTCGCCCCTGACGTGTAGCCAGCGGTCGTCGTGATGACATCGTTGACGTACTGCTCCTCCAGCCAGTTGACCTTCTCGCGGGTGGCCGCGCGAGCGCCCATCCGGGAGGTCATGGTCGTGAACTGGGTCTGGTCGGGATCCAGCAGGCGGATCTTCGAGTCCATGTCCACGACCTTCTCGTCCGCGACGATCTCGTCGGTGTTGACCATCGCGGCGACTGCTACTTCGGCCATCTCTGACTCCTCTGTGTCGGTAAGGGGGTCTACCGGCTCATCGGGAGTACCGTCTTGCGGTTCCTCGTGGCCTATGTCCGCTTCGTCCCACTGTGGTCGCCGTAGCGGTACCGGGGAGTAGAAGCTAGGCGCAGCCTAGCCTTCTACTCTCCGCGCTGCAAGCGAAGGCGCAGTTCGGTCAGTGGGTCGGCCACCGCCTCGCCGTACTTCGCCGCGTACCGTGCGAGCGCTGCCTCGGCCTGATCGACAGCCGAGAGCAGGACTGCCAGGGCGACCTCAGCGTCCTCGATCTCGTCCTGGTTTCCGAAGAACCCGCGTCGAATCCGTGCCGCTAGGTCTCCTCGCTCGGCCACTGTCCGCGCCGACGCCACTCCTCCTCCATCGCGTCGAAGAACGGACTCTGCTTCGTCGGGGCGACATGCGGTGCCCCCGTGACGACCCCTGCGGCCTCACGGCGCAACTCCCCTTCTCGGCGGATCTGCTCCTCGCGCTCGGTCTCCGCGACCCTGCGCGTAGTGGTCTGCCCGGTGCGAACGAGGTCGTAGATGGCCTGGAGCGCGAGGTCGCGCTGCATCGGGTCGCCGCCGAGGATCGCCAGGGCGTAGGGGTGGTACTCGCCCAGTTCCTCGACCTTCTCCCACATCGCGGGGCCGTAGCGCTGCACGTCGATCCCGAGCCGCTGGAAGGACTGGCCCATCTCGGCGTTGAAGTCGCCACCGCCAGCACCGCCGTTCTGGTGGGCGTGGGACTCGGCGGCGAGGCGCTGCTGCTCGTCGCGGAGCGCCATCTGCACCTGCGTCCCTATGTGCGCGGCCATACCGGGGTTGTCCATAGCGACCCGCTCGATCACGGCGTTGTAGAGGGAGACGTTCCCGGAGCGCGCCGCCTGGTACGCATAGGCGGCGGGGTTGACCATCGCCTGCTCGACCCACTCCTCCTCGGCGGCAGACATCGGCATCCCGGCGTGGGCGTTCGCCTGCGCCTGGGACGCGACCGACTCGGCGTAGGCGATGGCATCGCGCGCCCGCTCCTCGGCCTCCTTCTTGTCTTGGGCAAGCTGGGTGATGAACCGCTCCTGGTCGTAGGCCGCTTTCGCCCAGCGCGTAGGCTCGGCCCCATACTTCTTCGTCGCCCAGGCAACGTGCGGTTCCTGCTCCTCGGTCTCCTCCTGCTCGCCCTCCTCGCCCGGAGGCTGTTCCTGCTCCTGGGGTGAGACTGGCGGGGTCTCCGCGTCGTCGTCGGGCGGGGGGACGAAGCCAGGCGGCTCGTCGTGGACGACCTCCTCCCGCTCTGCCGAGGGTGCTTCTGGCTCGTCGCTGAAGCTGAGTGCCCCAGTCCCGGCCAGGAAGTCCTCCAACTCGCGTTCGCCGTCAACTCCCGCCATCTATCTCATCCTCCTCGAATCCTTGCTCCTCCAGAAAGCGCTGGAGGGTGGCTTCGGCGTTCCTCGGTACGCCCTTGATCCAGTGGAGCGCTGCGATTGTCCCACGAATCGTGTCCAGCTTGCTCTGGTCTGCGCCGTCAGGGGCGAGCGCTACGTTCATCGCCGTGCGCCTCAGCCTCTCGATCTTGCGGTCGATCTCCTCCTCCATGAAGTGCCAGCCGGGGGCACGCAGCAGCGAGGAGAGGAGATCGGCGCGGCGGTTCAGTTCCGCCTGGATCTGGGTGTTAGCCGCCAAGCTGCTGCGCGGCCTGCACCTGCGACTGGGCGAACTGGTCAGGCGAGAGGTTCAGCCCGTTGTTGCCGCCCATCGCGGTCGCTGCGTCCACGTTCGTCTGCCCCTGGGAGCCAGCGCCGGGAGGCTGGAGCGGGACGACGTTCCCCTGCCCCTGCGGGCTGCCGCCGTTCATCTGCGGCGGGGCCATCATCCCCTGCTGCGGCTGCTTGGCCGGGTCGAGGAAGAAGCGGGCGGTGTCGGTCACGCCCTGCGACTCCAGCACGCGCTTGACGACCTCCTGCATGTTCACCCCGGCGACCATGGCGACCGGGGCGACCATGTTCACGAACGCCATCGCCTCCTGGATCCGCTCCTGCTTGATGACCGACTCGTCGGACACGTCGATGTTGACGTTGAACTCGCCCTGGAGGTCGAGTGGGTGCATGACCGCCATCGCGTGCGAGCCGTCGTAGCCCATCTGCGGGATCACCCGCTCCTGGCGGATCATCTGGCCCATCATCCCCAGGAACAGACCGCCGACCTTCGCCCACGCCCACGAGTAGTGCTGCTTGCGGGCCTGGATCAACTTCTGGGCAATCGACGTGATGATCGACATGCCCGTCGCCGTTTTCTGGTCGATGCTCCCCGAGTTGACGCCGCCTGCCATGGGTAGCCCGCCGAGCATGTTCTGGAGGTCGCCCTTCAGCAGCGCTTCCGCCTCCAGGGTGATCTGCGCCGCCGTCCCGTCGATCTGTAGCTGGCCGACCTGACCCGGATCCTCCACGATCCACTGTGCTCCCGGATACCACTCGAAGGCGTCGGGGTCGTCCACGTCCGAGCGGATCGTGGTGATGACGTTGGTGAGCAGACGGAGGGCGTCGATGCGCTGGTTCTGGAGTGTCCAGAGGTACTCCTGGATCTGAGCCAGGCTCTCGATCACGCTCATCCCGACGAACTGGAAGGCGTCAGGCATCGAGGAGGTCATCACGAAGGGCTTGGCCTTGATCCTGAGCGGATCGAACTTCGATGCCAGCACAACGGATCGGCCCCCTACCGTCACGACGTGCCCGTTCTCCCAGTATTCGAGGACTTCGATCAGATCCTTGTTCCGCTGCTGGTTCCAGAGCATCTGTTCGCGCTCGGTGAAGTCCATCTCGGCCTGGTTGTTCCGGGCTTCCTTCAGCAGATCGACGTTGCTGTACAGGCCCGCCTGCTCCTTCGCCTTCAGCGACTCCCAGGTCTCCCAGCTTCGGTCGATCACCCAGGCGGCGGATGGGATGTCCTTCGCGCCCTCGGGCCAGAAGAAGTCGCGCATGTCCCGGACGATCATCGAGGGGCCGTCCCGGATCACGTCAGTCCGGTCTACCTCCTCGGTGCCGAGGTAGCGGTCGATGATCTGGCCCCAGTCGTCCGTGACCTCGAACGTCATCGGCACGAGCCGTGTCGTGTCACGGGTCTCATATGCCCAGACGACCTTGGCGAGGGAGGCTCCGACGATCAGGTCTTGCTGCATGAACGGTCGCTGCTTCATCCCGAAGTCGTCCTCATCCATCGCCCACTGGAGAGCGGCTGAGGCGATCTTCGACTTCTTCAGCCGGTCGTTCACGGCGTCGATGGCCTCACCGGGGAGCGGCTTCGGCGTGACCTCCCAGGTCGGCTTCGGATCCTGCATCGTCGCCAGCATCCCCTCGGCGGTCTGGAGCAGGTACGGCGTCGTCAGCTTCGAGCGCCAGGCCGGGGGCTTCGGCCCCTCCTTGCGCTGCTCCGCGATCCCCCGGTAGGCGCGGTAGCGCTTCTCCACCTTGTCCACCCAGGACTGGTGGAACTTCTCGGCCGACTCGACCGCCCGGAGAACCTTGCTCAGTTCGTCGGCAGCAGGGAAGTCAGGACTGCCAAGCGGCTCGGTCGTCCTCTCCTTGCTGGTCGATCCGCGAGGGTCAGCCACCCGCTGCGGAGATCGCCTTCTGGTTCTTCTGCTTGCCCGCCAGAATCCCCTGAAGCGCGCCCATTCCCTTCAGGACGCCGTGCGACTCCTCCTCGTCGGTGCTCTCGGTCATCGCCATCATCAGGTGCTTGATCGCCGCCCTGATGTGGTCGGT